TGCGCGCAGCATTCCACCACCGATACAGCGTGTTGCGATCCAGCAACGGCCTGCCCATCCACTCGCGCAACAGCTCCGTTGCGCGGCCCTGATTCACGAGCTCGGGCAGTTGTTCCGTGCGCCACTGCTCAGATGCCTCGACGGCCATGATCTACGCCGCCAGCCGCGCGTACAGCACGGCCTCGCGCTCATGCCGCGCACGTAGCCGCGCAATGAACGCCTCGTCAAGCCGCGCCGTCTCAATCGCCGCAGCGATCTGCTCATCAGTCATGGTCGCTCCCATCGGTTCATCCCATCATGCTAGCTTTCGCCGCGGCGGATGGCGAGCAGGACAGCCGCGAACCTAGCGTCCCGCGCCTCCGCAGTCTCCAGATAGTCGGCCGCGGCCCGCAGCCACTCCGGCGTCATCCAGTCCTTCAAACCCGTGTTGCACGGGAACGCGCAGAGCAGGCCGCGGCGGATCCCGTCGCCCTCATGCGCGTGGTCGCGGTCCAGCTTGCGCGACTTCGGCGGTGCTCCGCAGATGCCGCAGACCTCCCCGAACTCCGCAACCCACATCGTGTAGTCGAAGTCATCCAGCGCGGCCATGTGCGCCGGCGCCTTCGACGGCGGCCGGCGCTTCCCGCACGCCCGGCAGATCTGGTATCGCCGCGCGTTCACATGCCGGCACTTCACGCCGCCCGTCTGACGCTGGCAGGTCCAGGTGCGCTCAGCCATGAGTAGATACGCCGCCGGGGGTTATGTAGTGCGTCGGGCACGGTGCACGGCCGCCGCCACAGCACCGGCCGGTCAGCGCGTCGTACTGGCGCAGCGCGCCCATGCCCCGCTCGTAGGCGTTCTTCGCGTTGTCGGCGCTGACGTGCGGCGGTGAGCCGGGCGTGCCCTCGTCGAGTTTGCGAAAGGCGGTCGTGACCCAGCCCAGGGTGCTGGTCGTGGCGCGCGGTGCCTCCACGATGGCGTCGCGCGCTGCGACCTCAGCCTCCAGCGCCTCGTAGTCGACCGCGAGCACGGCCGTGTGCACGGCTGGTTGCGGCGGGCCGTCCGGCGGCGCAGGCTCAAGCGGGTCGCCTGGCGCCGGGTAGCCGCAAGGGTCCTGCACGATGAGCCCGCGCAGATCCGCGGCCCGTCGTCCGTACTGCGACGAGCCGGAGCACCGTGGCGACTGGCAAACCTCGCACGCCGCGCACCCATCGCAGTACCAGCCGCCCTCCCGCCAGTGCCGCGGATCGATGTCGCCGCTGACGAGGTAGCGCCGCGCCGCCATCAGCCGCGGAAGCGGCGAGCACCGCGGCCACGATGACCGCCCACACCTCCCGGCTGTAACGGCCCCGGAACCCTTTCGGCGGGTTCGCTTCAAGGGCCGCCGCGATCCGGTCGCGGCGATCAACGGGCGCCGTCATGCCGCACCGCCGAAGAGTGCGCGCTGACGAGCCCGGTTGTCCCTGCGCCGGCGAAACGGATCGAGCACGGTTCCTGCGGTCGGGTCGGCGTCGTGGTCGCAGGACGGCTCGAAGCCGATCGTGCGGGCGATCCGCGCGGACCGAAGAACAACCTCGGCCAGCGCGGCACCGTTCGCGCGGTCGGACGGCTTACGGCGAAGGTGGTCCGCGAGCGACTCGGGCGTCTGCGCCTCGCGGATCGCGTCGGCATCGTAGAAGTAGCGAGCCTGCTTGCTCAACAGGAACACCTGCTCATGCGCCTTCGTCGGCCGGTCCGTCACGCTCTCGGGCATTGGGTTCGGCTTACTCCAGATGATCTCGCTGAGCAAAGGCGACCATCCACGGGATGCCCCGTCAGGTCCTTCGGCTTCAGGTCGGCGCTCAGGCCGCGCTTCGGCGGCGTGATCTGCGCGCGAGACGCCGGCCGCGACCGCACTGCGAACGTCATTCCGAGCCCGCTCGCCGCTACAGCCGCGGCGCACTCCTCACCGAACGCCATCAGCAGCGACGGAGCCCCAGCGTTCCCGTTCGTGCGGCCCTCGGCCACCGATGCGGAGTCGGCAGGTACGAACGTCAGCCGCCCGGCCAGGAAGCAGAGCGCGTGCGCGGTCTGCGCGACCTCGTGAAACCACGCGGTGTCCGTGCGAGCGAAGACGAGCGCGATGCCATCGCCATGCGCGGCCAAACGGCGGACCCATGCGGATGTCGCGGAGCCGTATGGCGGGTTGAGATACACGCGGCCCTCCCACGGCAGCACGAGCCCGTCGTCGGGTAGCGAGTAGCGCCGCGCCGCCGGGATCCAGTCCGCGGCGGGTGGCGGTGGCGCGCACGGGTCCAGATCGAAGGTGAGCCCGAGCGCGTCGAAGACGGCCGGCGGCGTGTACCACTCGTCCGACGCGCCGACCGCGGCGTGATGTCCTCCCATGCCGCGACGCGCGCCGCGCAGATCCTTCACGACGACCCGCCTTCCGCGCGCACCATCGCCGTAACCGGATCAGCCGCCCACCACTCAGCGATGCCGTCAGGTGCGAACGCCGCCCAGCCGTCACGCTCGCGGCCAACATGCGCTCGCCGGATCGTCCAGCCGTTCGCCGACACCCAGCCCTGCCCCTCCCGCGTCCAGTCGCAGGCCGCTCGCAACGTCCGCGGGTCCGTTGTCGCGCGGCAGATCAGCGGCAGCGTGCCCGCGGGCTGCTTAAGGCGTAGGGCGAGCTGCACTGTCATGCCGCGCTCTCAGGCATCTCGGCCGTCCCGAGCGACTCGTCGCCCCAGTAGTCGCCCTTGGAGCGCATCCATGCAGCTACTCGCTCCAGTTCGCTCGGGCTGGCGTCGCGCTTTAGGTTGTTGCAGCGCCAACACAGGAACGCGATGTTCTCCACGACGTAGCCGCGCGCTGGCACAATCCGGTCTGTGCTCGGCGACAACGGGCAGAATTGCCCCGGCGATGTTGTCGGGATCCTGAAGACGCGACCGCAGCATTCGCACGCAGGCGAGGCCCGCAGCCGGGCCTCGACCCACAAGCTAGTGATCGTGTCGCGGTCGAAGGGGAGGCCGTTGTCATCCGCCCGCTGGCGCATCCCCGATCTGAGTTGTTGCGCCGCCACCTTGACCGGGTCGCGAACACGGCGCTTTGCTTCACGGCGGTTGTGTACCTCCATCGGCTCCGCTCTCCGGTCAGCGTTGAGCCTATCCCGATTGCGCGCCTTCCAGGATCCTTGGGCGCATTTCTTCCCGCAGAACCGCCGCTTTGGGCCGAAGTCATTTGGCGGCAGTGGACCGCCGCAGTGTTCGCAATCAGGCGTCGATTCCACGCACACTCACCCCCGGAGTACTCAGTGCTTCGTCCCCGAGATACGACCATCCAAACCGGGCGCGTCTCGCAAACAGCTCCACGTACGGGCCGGGACTGACCTGCTCAACGATGTCGAGGAACGCCTCCGGCTTGGCGCTGTGACCGCCGCGCGGCCACAGCCACCACGTCGAGTCCGCGCGAGCGTTGCGGATGTCGCGGCCACGACGGGCAAACAGAATGTGCTCGGTTGTCTGTGAGAACGCGCCACCGGGGCCGAGGCCCATCGGCGCCTTCGCCCACGTCAGCAACGCGGCGGGCGTGAACCCCCAGGCGCGAGCGATGGCGTAGGTCTCCTCGACGTAGCGGTTGATCGTCCAGACGTAGAGATGAGCGTCTGTCGCAGCCAGATCACGGACCGGCAGCGCCGCAATGGTGTCGACGCTCATCGTCCGGTAGGGCAGCGTCACGCTCCGCAGCCCAGTCCGGGTGCCAAAGGCTTTGGCACCCGGACTCTCAAGCCGCTTTACGTCCCAGGGTGGGTCCGCGACGATCGTGCGGTAGCGGTCCATGCCGCGAAACATAGCAGCGGGCGCCGACACCTAGAACGCCTCCCCATCAGCCCCGGCAAAATCCCGGCCGCGCGCCGGCTCCACGGCATCGGCCATGGGCCGCCACAGCCGCACGAGCGCCGTCCCGTCATCCACATACTCCCCATCCGGCAGCGGCGTGTCCCCAAGCGCCCACAGCCGCAGCAACGCCACCCCGGCCGGAACGGACACCGGGAGATCCCCGAAGCCGTGCGCCCGATTCAAGCGGCGCGCCTCCCGCACGAACAGCGCCTCAAGATCGGTCGCGTACCAGCGCAACAGGTTGACCTCACCCGACAGCCGCGCGACGACCTCTTGCGCCGTCAGCTCGCCGCGCAGGCTGCGAGCCATCTCCTGCTCCGCGCCGCGGCCACGCCACCCGCCCGGCACCGTCGCCAACTCCCTCTTCCACGCATCCCTACGTTCCGCCGCGGCCCTCCTCTCGGCACCCTCAGCCTGCCACCGCTCCCACTCCTCATCGCTGACATACAGACTCACAACGTCAACCCCAGCTGGAACGCCTCTTCGCTCTCCGGCGACCTCGCGCACTGCACGCACAACCCGCCCTTCAACGTGCACGCCAGCACAAGTTTGCCGTGCTTCGCATGATGCGCGTCCGCGCGGTTGTCGACCAGCCGGTTCCCGCAATGCCCCGCCGAGCAGTTCTTGCCCTGGCAGACCCGCCGGTCAACGCAAGCCGCCGACATGCGCGCCGGCCGCGGCTCGCCGCAACCGCACGGGTCGAAGGTTGCAGACGTGCCCCAGGCTAACGTCATCGCGCCCCAGCCGAATCCACGGCGCAGCCATCCGCGATCACGACGCTCTCCGCACCGGAGCCATCAGACCACATCCACACCGGCAGAGCGAAGACGCGGTCACGGCGTCCATCCTTTCGGCGCGCGGCTGACCCACTCGCGAAACTTGTCCTCCGTGCGGAACAGCAACTCCCAATCGTCGTGCACCTTGACCGACCCGTTCCGTCGCGTCGTACGGAAGGCGTCGTACGCAATCCCCGCGATCCCCCGGCGAATCCACACGACACGCTCATCCGCCGTCGCCCCGAACCGCGTTCCCGTCAGGAACCTCTCGGCTTGCCAGAACCTCTCGGGCGTCCATTGACAGCGCGAGTGGCGACAGAGTGTGCGCCACTCGCGGAACAGCGCCTCGCCGACCTGCCACATCGGATGCTCCCGTGCCTCGGCGTCCTTGTCGCGCTTGAGTTCCGCATACCTAACCGCCCAGCCGCGGATGTCGCGCTCAAGCCCGGCGATCTCGTCGTTCTTGCGTTTGCAGTGCTCGCAGTCGGTCTTGTGGACTTCGCCGTTGTCGTCGAACTCGACGACCTTGAGATGTGGTGCGCTCATCGATCCATGCCTCGTCCGCTCCTCGGTTGCGCCTTCGTTACTCGCGCTCGCGCGCCCTAGTCTTCTACCTCTCAAACTGCTTTCTCTAAGGACTGAATGCTCACGTTGCTGGACTCTCAACGTCTGTTGAGGGCACAACGTGGCAAGCCCTCGGGAGGAACTGGCCCTCTCCGAAAACTGTTCGGATCGGCCGATCACGCTCAACGCCGCCGCGCGGGTCGCCCGCTGTGCCGGGGTACTCGCTCTACGCGTTTCATTGCGCTACTGGTGCCCTTCCGCCTCCTCACGTGTCGGGTGGCGGACCGCTGGCTGGCCCTTGCTTTCCGGCTGGGGGGCCTGTGCCGGGGTCGGTTGTGAATCAGCGCATCCGTGCCTCTCGCTTGACCGCTGTCGCTGCGAACCAAAGGTCTGTGCCGTGATCGCGTTCGTGTGCGTGCACGTCGGCGTGATGGCGCCGGCATAGGGGCTGTAGGTCGGCCAGGTACTCGCGGCCGAGTCGCACGTAGGTCCGGTGATGCAGCACGACGGGGCGAGCGCCGCAGATCCAGCAGCCCTTCGGCAGTCCTGACGCGAAGTAGCGCCGTCGCACCTTCTGCCAGTGCGGTGAGCGCAGATAGTCGGCGTAGGTTGCGTGTCCGAGCTTTCGCAGGCGCTCGTGAAAGAATCGTGCGCTGGCCCGCTTGTCGTCGCCGGACACGAGGAGGATTGCGGACACCATGTGTGGTTTGCCGTCCTCGTCGAGAACGAGCGCGCGATCGCCGTTGCGCTCGACGAACTCGTACTCGTGGCCGTCGCGGTGGAATATGCGCTGTTCCTGCAGGCGCTTGCGCTCTGCCTTCGTCATGGCGCGATGGCGGGGAGGCTCACGCGTGCGGGCGCGGTGTGGCGCTGATGTCTTGCCGGAACGCCCAGTCGACGGGGTTCATGTCGTCGCCAGGCGACGCTGAAGGGCGAGGCGCTGCCCGTCAGCGTCACGCGCGGCCTGCCGGTACTCGTCGCGCTCGCCGCGCAGGCGCAGCAACTCGTCCATGACTGCCGGCGTCAACGGTTCCTTCTTCGCGGTTTCCACGTTCTGGATGTGGTCGTGTGCCGCGGCGAGCTTGCGTTGCACCGAGGCGAGCTGCGCCCGAAGGTCATGTTCGCGGGCCGCCGCGGCTGCCACACGACCGTTCTTCTCGTCAAGTAAAGCGAGCCGCGCGGCGGCCTGCTCGGGCGTCAGCATTGCCGCGAGCTCTTCCTCGCAGCCGAGGCGTGTGCGGCCGAGGCGCTGGGGTCCTTTCGTCGCGTCTGTCTCCGCGACGAGGTACCATCCCTCGCGCGGCCTCGGAATCGCAAAAGCATACGCGCCCGTCCTGCCACCGGCAAGGCGGGCGCGGGTCGTTTCACGACCGGTAGAACTCATGGCACAGCAGCACGGAGATGCGATCCCTCGGCCGGACTCCAAGGTTCGACCCGCCGTCCCACTGAACGAACAGGGTGCCGCCGTCATCGCCGCCTTCAGATGTGCCCCACTCGCCAACCATCGGGGCGTGTGGCCGATCGTGTCGTACGGGTGGCCGATTACGTCCACAATCTCGCTGGCGGTCAAGTCTTCGTGTGCTGGCCGCTCACGCATCCAGCGGAGCAGGTCGGATTGCCGCGACGAGATGCCGCCGATCATGGCCGCAGCGACGGGTCAAGCGCGGCAAGGTCTGCGAGCAGCACACGGCGAGCAGGCGCCCCCGTGATAGCCATTCGCACTGTGACCGGATGCGAGTCCAGCGGCACGCCGGTTGCGCGTGTGTCTGCGAAGAAGCAGAGTTGCCCACTGCCGTTCTTCGCGATGAACCCGTGAACCTCGATCGTTGGTACGTCGCCGTGGTCGTCGTGTACTCCGGAGCCAGTCATGGTCGCGCCTCGGATTCGTTCAGCTCCGCGGTCGTGTAGCGCGGGTACAGATAGGCGCCGATGAACGTGCTCGCCCATGACGGATCTCCAAGGTGCCAGCCGGCGGCGCGGCGCACAACGGCCATGCGCTCGTCGTGGTCTGCTGGCCGCGGCAAGTCTTCCGGCAGCGCGGTGGCTGATTGCCCGCCGTCTTCTGCGGTACGATCCTGCGGCATCCTGAAACCGTCCTTTCGTGGGTGTCGTGACCTCGGCGTCTGAGCAACGCGCGACGGTCGATCGTGAGACTACAGCCCCCCGCAAGCCACTGGCAAGCGGGGGGCCCTGTCTTTCTCATGCCGCGCCGCCTTCCGTCGGGCCGCGACGATGCCGCGCATCAGGCCGGTGGCTCACCCATCGCACGAGATCGTTGATCGACCGGCGGCCAGACGCGATCGGCTCCGGTGTCTTCCGCCGCGGGCTCTTCTTCACCACGGTGCATCCGCGCGCGCTGACGGTCACGAGGCCCACATCGCGCGGCACCCAGAGCGTTGGTGCTTCACGCTCGACACGGGACTTCTGCAGGTAGCCCTTGCCGCCGCAGCGCCAGCACTCCGCGTACGCTGGGCTCTCATGGATACGGCTGAGGTAGCGCTCGGCTCTCTCGGCCACGGTCTGCTCAGCGTGCCCGAAGTAGTCCGTCAGCACGACGACCTCCGGCACGGGGACGGGCACGACGTGAGCGCCGTAGCGGCCATAGCGGGCCTCGCCCACACAGCCGTACCGTCGATGACATTCCCCACCCCAGCGCTGCCGGCGAGCACGGGGATGCGCAAGCCCGCCGAACTCCGCGACTCCGGGGCACACCGTCCGCTCGAAGTCGCTGAGATCCCACTCCGGCTCCTCGTACGCGATCTCGGCCGCCGTCAACAGCCCGGCGGGCACGGCGAAGTAGAACTCGGTTGTGCAGTCCACGCCGATCACGCGCTTTGCGGGCCGCAGCAACTCGGAGCGCATGTCCGAGCGGCTGACCTTGACCTCGTAGCCGATCACGTCACCTTTCTGCCAGGCGTTGAGGGCGAGCAGGTCGATGTTGCGCCACTCCTCGATGCACGTCCACTGACCGACGAGGCCGCCGCGGTTGTCGTCGCTCGGATGCCGGCCGCGCAGCGCAGCTTTCACGTCCGCGGCCGTCATCTTCACGGGCGGCTCGTCGGGCTCCGGTGGCGGCTCGACGGCGGGCACATCGAAGAGGCCGCGCGGCGTCATCTCGCGACCTCGGCCAGTCCTTTATGTTGGGCCGCGTAATGCGCGGCCCACGCCTCATGGTTCCATCCCCACGGCTTGCCGACCGGATGCACTGGGCAGCCGCAGCACCACTGGCCGCGGCAGTCGGGCGGCTCGGGGCCGTCGTGGCGCTCGACCTGCTCGGGCGCGGCCATCAGTCCTCAACCTCCGCGCGGCCAAACTCACTCAACGCAGCAAGGCAAGCCGGCGAAGCGTCATACCGCCACGGGTAGCCGAGGGTGACGCGGCGCTCCTCACCGTTCGCCATCGCCACGATGAGCTTCAGCCGGTGACGGCCGGGAAACCGTTTGGCCGCGAGCTTGACCTGAGTCAGTACGGCCGTGGCCTCGGCGCCGGCATGGACGTGGAGAACGATCACGGCCACCACCCATGGTCGCTCTCAAGCTCCGCGAGATGAGCGACGCAGACCCACAAGGGCGTGATGTTCGGGTTGCAGAACACGAGCACGTCGACTGCGCACTCTCCGCATGGACGGTCCTCGGTGAGACACACGCCGCAGGCATGGTCACCGATGTGGAGCGCGAGAGTCATCGCCGCGGCCCCGATGTCAACTCGCGTTCGTAGGCGTTGGGCGCTTCGCCTTGCCGCGAGCACCATCCGAGATGGTTGCCCCAGTACGCGCCGTCCCGCTTCGGTCGCCGCTTGCATTCCGAGCAGCGCGTCAGCCGCCGCGGCTCTTCGAGCGTGAACGCTGTGCACGCGCAGTCTTGGCATGCGCCGCCCGCTTCGTGACGGCCTGGCCCGTGGCCGCACGCGGGGCGAGTGCAGATGATGGCGACGCGCCTCATGTCGTCCAATACGGCCGCGCGTCGGGAAACGTCGCACGTCGCGTCATCGACGGTCGGCAGCGGCCCGTAAACGACTCGCACGAGCGCGTCGACCTCCTCCTGCGAGTGGTCGACCTCAGCGCGGCCCTTGTCGTCCCACAGGAACACGATGGACAGCCGGTGGCCGCCGAAGTGAAGCGACCGTAGTCGGTTCCGATGCGTAGCGAGCCACGCGAGCGTCATGCACGTTTCGTGCGCGCCGTCAGCGGCTAAGTACCTATCTCCGAACGTGCGCCTCACGACGCCTCCCTCGGGTAGACACGGCGATCCATCACACGCGACCGGAAGCCATGCTCAAGCGCCCACTCCACGGCGCCCGCTGGCAGCCGGTCGAAGGGGATGCGGTGCGCCGCGGCCTCATGGTCCATGTGGCACTGAAAACAGACTGGGCAGCCCTGCCGCTCGTCGAACGCCAACGCCTCGCGCTCGGGGACGCTGAGATGCGTGGCGCGCAGGATCACGTCCTTGCCGGTCACATGGTGGGCATGGACGGCCTTACGGCCGCAGACGACGCAGCGGTCCCCGTGGAGCTCGAAGACACGTTGCGTCCAGCCGCGCTCACCGGGCAGCTCGCGGCGACGAGCCGGCGGGCTGGCTAGCGCGGCCGTGCGTGGCATGCCCGATCGCTTCAGGCTGCCGCGGCTTGCGAACGTTGAGCCGCGCTCCAGCGACTTCGCTCCCGGCTTCAACGCCGACCGTTTCAGAGGGGCTCCGCGCTTCATGCGCCGCCCTTGACGAACGTCTGCCACGCCTCAACGACCGCCGCGGGCATCTCGCCTACGCGCTCCATCGCCACGCTGTAGACGGCCACATCGCCGCGCATGACCGAAAGCCGCCAGTGAAACGGCGACCATCCGAGCACGTCGACGTACCGCGGCGACAGGCGATCCATCACGACCGTGAGCCCGTGACTTGCCGCGATGGCGTGAAGGTGGCGCAGGCAGTCCGCGGCCGGGATCTTGACCACCGTCATCCCGTGGCCCTTCTCGCGCGGCGCTCAGCGCACTCCGCTTTCAGCCGGGCTTGCGAACGGCGCAACTCGACGAGCTCGCGGGCCGCGTGCTCTTTCGCCGCGGCCTGCAACGCGCGGCTCTTGGCTTTCTCGACGGCTTTCTCCGCGTTGAGCGCGACCAGTGCGGGTGACGGGCCGGGGGTCATCGCTGACCCCTCGCGCCGTCGAGCCATGCGCTGATCTCACGCCAGCACTCCGCGAACCCCTGGTCGACGGGATCACCCGGGTCACTTGCCATCGGTCGCCTCGCCTTCAGGGAAGAGGGCTGCGATGACCGTCGGCGCATTGAGCCCATACGAGATGCGCAACACTGCGGTGATGTCTGCGCGCAAACCATAGCGGCCATCGTCATCGAACTCTCCTGGGGTCCACGTCGTGAGGAAGGCCTCGACCGCCGCGTCCTCAATCGCTTGGGTTGGGTAGTCAGCCGGCGGCCCAAGGCGAATCCGCTCGATCAGTGCTTCACGGTCCAGTGCTGCCTCGGCCGCGGCGATGTCTTCGGCGGCAGACTGGAGCCATGATGCGCGCACGAGATCGTTCGCCGCCGCCCATCGCGCTCGGCCGCCCCGTCTGCCGCCGTCAGCGTGATGGCCGCACATCTCGCGCGAGAACCGCCGGATAGCGACTGTCTCTACCGCCTCCGGTCCAAAGATGCTCATGCGGGCTACATGGGCCGCGTCCTGCCACGGCGCGCACTCCGGGCAATCACCGACGCCGTGGTCCACGCAGGTGTAGTGGCGGCCATCCTCGGCGCGGGGAAAGGTGCTCATGCCGCACCGCTCGCCAGCGCCGCGCGGAAGCCTGCATACTGCTCCCCGCGACGCGAGATCCCATACCGGTCGACGGCCCGCAATGCTTCAAGGCCGAGCGCGATCGACCGGACGTTATGCCGCCAGTCCTCGTCGCAGACGTTGCGCAGCAGCCGATGTCCGTCTCGCATCTCGCCCGTGTCGAACACGTCCTTGCGGTGGCCGCTCATCTCGCCACCCGCTTGATGCTCGCCCTACGTGCCGGCGGGTCGACCTCGATGCGACACAACGCGATGGCCTCCGCCACGTGGGCGCTGACCTTCTTCAAGGCCGCGACGCCGCGCAGGTTCGTCTTGTATGTCGGCGGCGGCTCCTCGTTGATGAGCAACTCCAGCGTGTGAGCGAGCGCGAAGTCCGTCGGCTGGCTGACACGTCCATCCAGGGCCTCCGCAAGCTGCCGTAGAAGGCCGTAGCCGACCTCGGCCTTGGGATACGTCGGAACGCATGCCGCGTCCGCTGCGCGCTGCGAAATGGCGCCATCCTCGACGAGGCTCGCCAGGGTGGCGCGCAGGAGGTCTGTCGCGTAGACCTCCGTGCCGGCGGTGGGGCTCGACGACTTCATCTCGTACTCGCCGACGCGCTGCGTCCACTTGCCGTCCATGTCCATGCGTGCGACGACCTCGCGGGACAACTCGCCGCGGGCTTCCTTCGTGATGCTCGTCATGTCGTTGAGCGTTTCGTCGGCGACCGCGATCTCCAGCGCGTCGGCTCCGGAGAGGTCGGTGATCCCGACGACGGCAAGTAGGCGCTCGGCAGTGACGACATCCGCGACGACCTCGCCGTAGCGGTCGATCATGGTGAGGGCGCTCATCCCGCGGCCTCCGCACGGGCGTCTGCGATGTCCAGCTGGCCGCCGGGGTCATCCGCTGTCGGGTCGTCTGGGTCGGGCTCGCTCCACGGGATGTCGTCGGCCGCGGCGGCCTCCGCTGTCGGCGGTACGTCAGCGGGCACATCGGACTTGCCGCTGCGCTTTACGTCCGTACGCTCCGGCGGAGCGACCTCGGCGGGCCGCTCGGCCGTCGGCGGCACGGGCTCGGCAATAGGCGCCGCCACCTTGCGCCTGCCGTCCTCGTACTTCGCCGGGTTCAGCGCCATATCCATGGCGGTCGCCACGGCGCGCGCGTCCATCGGGAGCGGTGAGGCGATGGGCACCCGTGAACCGGCCTCGAAGTGCTGCGTCGGCTGCGTGTGGATCTGCCGCTTGCCCTTGACGGACTCCGCGAGCCACAGGAAGTCCACGGCGCCGGCGATGTAGGCGTGGACGTTCTTGTCCATGTCGGGCACGTAGGCGAGCAGCTCGCCCTTGATGTTCATGCGCTCGCGTAGGTGCGTGATGAACCAGATGCCGATGGGCGCTCCCAGCAGGCGCCCGACCTGCTGGTTGAATGCGGCCACGGCGCGCTTGATCGACCGCTGATAGTCGTCGACCCCGGACGCAGGGGTGCGGATCCCGTCCTCGACCTTGCCGTAGTACAGGTCGCAGAAGCGCCAGAGGTCGTTGACGAGGTCCAGCCCCACCGTGTGGAATCGGTGGTTGCCGGCGCAGATGTCGTTCACGACGCGGACGAAGGTCGGCCAGTCGTGCGTGTGCACCACGAAGTGCTCACCCTCCAGCAGGAGCGTCCCCTGTTGCGTGTCGACGATCAGCGTCGTTGTCGGCGCCCATGTGCCGAGCAGGGTCGACTTGCCGACCTTGTACGTCGCGCCGAGCAGCACCCGGGCACGACGCGGCGGCATCTCGACGCGTCCTTGCGGCTGTGTAGGAAGGCTCATGCTGCCCCTCTCAAGGTGACTGGCCCGCCGGCCAGCCGCGCGCTAGCCGTTGAATCGCCGACGGGTGTTGTCTGTCCGCGGTTTACCCTCGTGCTGGCGGCCATCCGGCGCGTCCCGGAACTCGTGAAGTGATCGGCGTAGCGGCGCGTGTCCTCGCGGCAGACGCCCATGAACTCTGCGTCGCGACGAAGCATGCAAGCGATGTCTCGGCAGGGCGTCCAGTAGGAGAGCGCGTCCCGGCGCGTGTCATCGCCGGACGCGTTGTGGTGGATCTGGCCCGTGCCGCAGCATGAGCAGTGGTACGGGTCAGCGGGTATCGTCTCGTCGTGCATGAGGCTTGCTCCTCTTGCCAGGCGCCCGGACGTGCAACCGTCGCGGGCGCGCTTACGTGAAGGGCCGATCGTAGCGCGTGAGCCGCAGTTCGTGCAGCGCCATGCCTGACGGGTTTCCGGGGCATCCGTGATCTCCGGCAGCCCGCGCAACCGGGCTGCGGCCTCCGGGCGCTTTGCAGCGTCCAGCCGCATTGGGAGGACCGTGCGGATCGCCCAATCGGACCCGAAGTAGCGGCGGCGGTCGGCGAGGCCGTCATCGGCCGTCGCGGCGAGCGCATCGGCGTTCGCGAACATCCAGGCGTCGAGCCGGTCGCGTGTCTCCTGGTCGCAGCGGTCGTTGATTCGCATCGTGACGGCGGAGATCCGGCGGCACATGTTCGGCGGCCGATCGGTCCACGGCTGGCCGGTAACATACGACCACTTCTCGTTAACGCAGAACGCGCCAGGCGATGCGTCGCCCTTCGGCTCAGCGTGGCTGCTGACGCTGAGCGGGATGTCTTTCACGCGCTCGTAGCGCTCGCGGATCACAACGGATGCGGCGGGCTCGGGTGTGGTGCTGGCCATCGGTGGGTCCCTTCGATCGTCGGTTGCAGGCTACGCGGCAGAACCTAGCACGATCATGGCTAGCGGCGCAACCCGTTGTCTGCTAGCTTTCGCAGCGCGGGTGTCGCAAGCCCGCCGCGGCGGGCTCACTCCCCGTGAGCTAGGCCGCGGCACAGCGCGGCGAAGACCCGACAGTCGGTGCGGCTACAAGCCCGGGCCTCGTTTTCGAAGTGGCGAGGCCCGGGTCGCACCGCTCGACAAGTAGGGACGCGGTACAGACAAAACCCTGAGCCGCCCGCTCTTTCGACGGAAGGGCGGTTCAGGGCTGCCACGCCCCGGAACGACGAGAGGCGCCCCGAAGGACGCCTCTCGCTTGCTTCGCCTTTTTCCGCCGCACCTTTGGGTGATGGCTCGGGTCCCGGCGTCCCGCTGGTAGCCAAGGTGGAGCCCAACCGCCGAAATGAGTCTGCCTGTCTCGCGAGGACCGGTCGTGGAATTCGGCGGCGGGCAACTGGCAGCCTACCAGCCCGCGCGGCTGCGAACGACGAGAGGCGGCCACCATGAGGATGACCGCCTCTCGCGTGGGTCGCTTAGCGGGCGAACCCGGATGCCACTCGGATGAGGGCGCGTCCGTTCGCAGGCTGTGAGCCGTTAGCCGCGCTTGCGCCCGACCGCGGCTCCGACGCGATTCCCTCAAGCCGCGAGACTACCGCTCCGGCTGGCGCGGGTCCAGCGTCGGAAAAATGTCTAGCGCGCTATTGCATTGTGCAGCGCGCTATGCAATAATGGGGGCATGAACTCCACCGCCCCCTCAGCCGTCGCCTTCACCGTCGCTCCCCGCAAGCCCGCCTGGCAGACGGCCATGGAAGGCCCGACAAACCGCGAGGCCCGCAAGATGGCCGCGCGACGCACCAGCCTCCTGGAGAGCAGCGCCGCGGCCACGGCAGCCGGCAACGACGAGCTCGCCTTCGACCTCGACTGTGACGCATGGGACATCGAGCGCGACCTGAACGAGTACGGCTTCACGCTCGCCGGGAACCCGAAGCGATGAAGGAGTACGGCATTCACACGACCTATGACAACTACGCCGAGCCGTTCGCTGTGCGCGACGCAGACGGAACGATCCTGGTGGAGTGCTCTTCGATCCAGGAGGCGGACGACATCGCGATGGCAGTCGTCCGCCAGCGTCAACTGGACGATGGCGCCGAAAGCGTGGGAGACGGCTCGTACGAGCCGATCGAATGGCCCCGGTTCTGATGAGCGCCGAGCTCCGCAAGGCGCAGCAGGCGTACGGCGCGGCCCTTCTAGCAGCCGAACGCCTGCGCGCGGCTCGCGACGCGCAGGTCCGGGCCGATCTCGCGGCCGGGTTCCGTCAGCGCGAGGTCATGGACGACACCGGCCTGTCCCGTGGGCGTGTCGACCAGATCCGCCGCGGCACACGATGAAGCACGTTCAGCCCCAGCCGCGGCCGGACTGCTGCATCGCCACGACAGCCGCGACGATCAGCCCGTCCAACAGCCGCCCAGGCATCATCGCCATCATCGCCATCATCGCCATCGCCGCCATCGCCGCCATCGCCGTTCCCCGGCCGCATCGAACGTGGCGATCCGAACACCCCACCCCGCGATGCCTGCGGCGAGATAGCCGAGCAGAGCGTTGCGCGCCCGCCTGGCGCGCCTCATGCCGGCCTCGTGAGCATGAACACGACGACATCCTCGGCCGCACCAAGCCCCGTCCAGTACTCGACGTTCGCGCGGTAGACGTCGTGCGCTTCGACGCGCACACATGCCGCGCAGACCGTGAACGGATCGCAGCCGTGCAGCTCGCGGCGGCTGGACGTGTAGCCCGCCGCGAATGCCTCCAGATCGTCAACATGGCCGGGCTCGCGTTTGCAGTGCGCGCAGACCCACGCCGCCCCGGTCGCCGGCAACGCTGGCACGTAGCTCATCCGCCGACCGGCCTTGCGCCACCGGCCGCGATGTCGTCATCCCATGCCGGGCTCGGCTCCGGGAAGTCCGGTTCCGGCCCGGCACGTTCGGCCGCGCCGTGCTCCGCCTTGACCTCGTCGCGGAGTACGATCGCGCGTTGGCGAAGCTCGTCGAGCGGCTTGGATAGCCACCCACCTGCGCTCTCCGCCTCCAGCAGGTCGACCAGCTGGGCAAGCTCACGATCAGCGATCGGTAGCTCGTTCACGCGGCCCCCCACATGCCGAGTTTCGCCAGCTGCGCGTGGTGCAGCCGTGTGCGCTCGGCCATCAGCGCGTACTGGCGCAACGTCCAGTTACGCGTGTTCTTCCGTGGATGCTTGCCGGTGACCTTCTCGACCTCGGCGAGCGTTAGCGGAAGCAGGATCGTGTCGGTTCTCGTGTCAGGGATCATGCGGTCAGCCTCCTCGTGCTCATGTCGGCCACGGCGGCCGGGCGAACCCAACGATGCGGAAGTTGCCGACCGTCGAGCGCTGCCGGCGGAACACGCCGCCCCCGTTGGACTGCGAGCCGCCGTCGCCCGAGCTCGTGTTGCCCTCCACGGTCTGGTACGTGCCGCCGCCCATCCGCCGCTCGACGATGCCGACGTGGACAGCGGTCGGGCCACCCGGCGTGTCGAACAATGCAAGGTCGCCCGGCTTGCCGTCCTCGTGCCACGACCAGCCGCCGCGCCCCGCCTTGGCGTGCGCGACGATCGCCGGGGTGTAGCCGATCGCCCAGCCCTTCCCGTTCTCGCAGCCACCCGCGATGATCACCGCGTTGACAAAGCATCCGCACCACGGGACCGGGGAGCCGTAGCCGCAGATCTGCCACCACTGCCGGATCTTCGGGCCGTCGTTCGAGCCGGCCGGGCTCTCCGTCGTCCCGACCTGCGCCGCCGCGAACCTGAGTGCCGACTGGACGCCCTTGCCGGTCGCGCCAGCCTCCTTCGCGAGCTTGTCGTACACGGCCGGGCCGTCCTTCAGCCGAGCGCGGCGAACCTTCGCGCGCTCGAGCTGCTCGTCGGTGCGCTCGTCGGGCTCGCGGATCATCTGCTGCAAGCCCTCCGTGCAGACACGGCGGCCCTTGTCCGTCCGAAGGTACGTGTCCGAGCGCGCGCCGAGCCAGTGCGACGCCTCGATCGCCGCCAGGGCAGCGGCCAGGGTGAACTTGTCGTGCGTCGGCGACGACACGTCGTCCGTTAGGCCGCGCGCTTTCAGCCGGGCGTGCGTCGCACGGTTGAGGTTGCCGACGTCGCGGCCGAGCATCGGCTCGTCAACGACAACGAGCTCGCGGTGCACGGTCGGGTCCTCGGAGGGCCTGCGATTCATGTCGACGGGGCTCATGGCCTCGCGTCCTTCGTGCTGTAGCCGGCGCCGAGCGCGGCGATGAGTACAACCGCGATAGCTCCGGCTGTCTCCTCGTCGACCCCGAGCACGTAGGCGATGACGATGCCGAGTGCGCCAGCGATGCCGGTCGCGGCAATCTTGCGTGTCGGCTTGGCCGACTCCTGCGATGCGAGCATGGTTGAGGGCATGCGTCGAAAGCTAGCGTGCGGGGATGACAGACCGTCCATTGTGTGCTAGGTTTGGCCGCGTAGCCGTTCATCGACCAGGAGGAGTAGACATGCCGCGAACCCTCACCGATCCGACTACGGGCGAAAGCCTCTGCCGGCATTGCCAGACCCCCACCGACGATGGCGGTACATGCGACTGTGACGGCGCGACCGTCGTCCTGCTGACCGATCTGCTAGCCGCCCTCCGCGGGCGCCGCCCCGTCACGGCGGACGATCTCGCCGAGGCTGACTCGTGGCTCGACGTGGCGTGGCTGTCATGACGATCAAGCAGCGCAAGCGTCGCCACGCCCGCCGCCGTGCCCATGCCGCGGGTGTCAGCCGCGCGATCGGGCGGCCCGTGCCGCGGCCACAGCCCTTGACGCCGTCCGTTGCCGCGGCCGAAGTCGTCGCCGAGCTTCAACGGGAGAACGCCCTCCGGTTGCTCACCGTCGCGAAGCTCCAGGCGCTCGCCACTCGCCGCGGCGTGGAGTACCGGGCGAAGGATCGCAAGGCCGACCTCATCGCGAAGATCATGGCCGCAGGGACGCCGTCATGAGCCCGGTCTGGCACCACCACATCACCGGCCTGCACCCGCTCAAAGTCGGGTACCAGGACGGAACGCTCACGTTCGAGCAGTCGCGAGACCAGCAGGTCGCGGTACTTCGCGCGGCCCCGTGCTACTCGTCAGCAGACACGGAGTCGGACCCGTGGTCGTTCTCGGGCATCGTGGACGATGCCCTTGCGACCGCCGACGACGAGGACGAGTTCGACGCGGCCCTCAGCATGCTGTACGACGTGTGCGACCGTGACCGCATTTGGCTGGATCCGGTCTCATGATCGCCGCCACGGACTACGCGGCGCTACGAGCCGCGCGACGCACCCTGACCGACACGGCCGAGGCGCTGTTCGCAGCGGTCGGTGAAGCGCGGCCGATGGCGTCGAGCGACATGACGCGCGTCGCCGTTCTCTGCGAACTGGCCGAGACGGCCCTGTTCGATGCGCTGAACACGGCCGCGCATCATCTCGACGACGCGGAGTCGGCAGCGTCGCTGTTCCCGGACGCGCCGTCATGACGAACGCTCAGCGTGCCGTGGCCCGCCAGCGCCTTGAGGACTTGCGCGGCGACGCGATCGACGTGCGGGACGAAACGCCGGCCGACTCGTACACGTATGGTCATCTTGTCGTGATCGTCCGTGAGTACGACGCGGCGATCGATGAGTTGAGGTTCCCGTGACCGGCGACAAGATGGCTTGACACTGCGCCGCGCGTCAGGTAACCTTGTCGCATGACAACGACCGAGGAGCCCGCCATGACCAGCGCCGTCTTCATCACCGACGCCGACTTCAACGACCTCATCACCGGCGCCGCGACGTTCGGCACGAAGCATCACCCGTCCGGCGCTCCCGTCGACCTGGACCCGAACTGGTTCAGCGGTCAGAATCTCAGCGCCCTGAACGCGGGCAAAGTCGTCACCGCGAACGGCGTCCGCGTCGCGTACCCGCGTTGGCCGTCGCCGCGCGACCTGCACTTCGGCACGACCCTCGGCACGCGGCCCGCGGAGATCCTGGCGCGCGAGCTCAAGCATGCGAGCGTGCCCGCATGAGTGCGGCGGCTGCCTACCTCTCGACTGGCGGCCCGGCACTGCGCCAGCTCGCCACCATCCCCGAGCGCCGCGCGGCCCTCGAAGCGGAAGCCCGTAAGCTCGTCGCCGAGGCGCGCGCGGCCGGTGTGTCGTGGCCGCAGATCGGTGCGGCTCTCGGCACGACCAAGCAAGCCGCGAACGAACGGTACGGGCCGGGCTGATGTTCGCGCGGCTGTTGCTCTTCGTGCTGGTGGTCTTGGCCGCGGTGCCATCGAACGCGCAGGCGGGGCCGCCGCCAGCCGAGCGCGCGCTGACGAGCCGCCTTGCCGTCGATTCCCTCAAGATCGCCGCAGCATTCTGGCGGTCGGATCTATCCGATGTCCGCGTCTTCGCCGTAGACATCCGGCTCATCTGGGCAGCCACCGGCAACCCCAGCGCCGCAGCAACTGCGGATGCCGCCATGCGGGCCGTGTGGATCGCGGAAGGCAGCAGCTCGCAGTACCTCGTCCGCATCGCCGCTTGCTCCGAGGTCGTCCACGAAGCCGGGCACGTCCTCGGCGTCGAGCACTCCGCGGCACCACGATCGATCATGGGCACCGAACTATCAGACCGCGAAGTCGTCTACGAGTGCTACCGCCGATTCCTGCCGCCGGGGAAGATGCGCGAGTGGCGCGAGAACGCTGACGGCCCGGCAATCTGGATGACGCGCTAGCCCAGCCGGACCGGCGTCAAGCTCAACAGCCGGCCATCGAACGTGCCGCTACCGCCGACGGAGCGCACCTTGGCTGTCACGACGGCCCCGCCAGTGATCGTCTTCAGGATCCCCGACCGGGCCAGAGAGCCAGTCCCCGCGATGTGGTCACCGATATCTGCCGCGGTAGCCCCCACAGAGAACGACTGGTCCGTCCCCGTCCCGGACATAAACGCTTCGTGTGCCACGAGCCACACGCCCGTAACGGGACAGGTGACGGACAAGATGGTCGCCAGATTGCTGTAGTTCGTCGTGCTGCCGCCGGTGCTTTCCTGCAATACCGCGCGCCCGATCAACGGCGCCGCGGAGATCACCGCCCACTTGCTTGACCCGCTCAGCGACGAGTCGTAGCGCAGCAGGTACGGCGGCACCCCTGCCGTGACCATCGCGGCTGTCTGAAACAGGATCTCCATGCCCGCGTCGAGCCCCGCCCCGGTGCCGCTCGCGGTCGGCAACACCGCGAACAAGCCATCTTTCACGGTCACCCACGCCGTGCCCGTGTCGCGATCGATGCCGCCATCCCCCGTCGACAGGTACTCGCGGCCAACCTTGCCGGGCGTCCCCGGCGTCGACACAGGCCGCGAACCGCGCGCGCCCGCACCGAAGATCATCGACACCGCCTCATGGCGGGCAACCATCGCCTGCGCGACCGCGGGGTAATCCTCGATCTGATCGCCGTCGGACGGCGCGATCAGGCCAAGACGACTGGATGCGGGCTCAGGCATGGCGGGCTCCTCTACGTAACATCGGCTGGCTCAACATCGCCCCACAGAACGCCCGACCCGACCGCGTTCCACGCGAGCACTCCCTCGCTCCACAGCGCGGCATCCGAGATGATGTGTTCAATGATGTCGCCCTCGGGCTTCCCCGCTGCGATCGCCGCGAGCACCGCCGGCACGTCTGGGGTCTCATCGGTCCGCGTGATGACGTAGTGGCGCCACGCCGAACCGCCGACGCGCTCCACGATCCGGACGCTCTTCGATCCCGTCAACACCGCCTTCACCGCGGCGATCGTCGCGCTCGGGCGGCCGCGATCCTTCCCGGCCCTCCGGCGAACCTCATCACGCTGCTGCTCATCAGGGGCGCCAACCGTCGGCTTTACCCCGACGATCTGCCCGAGATACCCGAACCCCGCGGACGCCGGCAGCCGCTCAATGTCGAGCATCTGAGAGTAGCCTGGGCGACCGTCCCGGTCCTCGAACAGATCCATAGCCGCGACACGCATCAGCCCGAGCGCGTTGGACACGTGAGCGAGGACGTAGCCGCGCGGCTCGTCCAGGTCGTCCGCGAGCTGCCACAGTTCCTCGTACAACTCGGCGCCACCGAGGTTCATCGCGGGGAGCGGGCTCACAACAGTTTCCCCTCGTAGCGCCACAGGATCTCGCGCGCCCACGCGCAGGCCTCGTCAACTGTCAGCCCTCGCTTATGGGCGCCGACCCTCAGCTCAAGATTCTCCAGACGGTTGTCGTCACGGACACCGTTGCGATGGTGGACCGTCTCTCCGGGCGCGAGTGGCCGGCCGAGGTGGTTGGCCATGACAAGCCGGTGCTCGAAGATCTGGCCGTTGCAGTTGAGGGCGTTGGGATGGCCTACCGAGTGCACAACCCGATAGCCCTCATAGTTGAGGGAGCCGACGGGCGGCTTACGAGCCCCTTTGAGCGGGTCCCCGTGCTTCTTCGCCCTGGCCCAGTGCATGTCGCACAGACCGCGCCCTGCGACGAACCTGTCGCAGCCATCCACCGTGCAACGGTTGCGCCGTCTGACGGTTTTGAGTGGATCGCCGTGCTTCAGCCATCTGCAGTAGTGCGTCGTGCACCATCCCCGCGCTGCATTCGCCGTCGTCTTCTCGCAGCCCTCGATTGCGCAGGTGCGCGATCTGGTCGCCGCGGACTTCTTGCAGCACGCGCGGCATTCGGTGCCGCCTGGGTAGAACGACCGGCGAGCCTTGCTCTGCCCGCACCGCGAGCAACGGAGGTACGCTTCGTTTGTCATGAGGCCACATCCTCGTGCCCGGCCCCGGAGCGTTAGCGCGCTGCCGGGGCGATTTCTGTTGGGGACCATGGTAGTGCAGGTCACGGCGCTGTCGCCGTTCCCGAGATGGTTCCCGGTCGCGTCAAGGGAGCGGGTCCCGGCAGCGCCACATCGGCCGTCTGCGGACTGCGTACCGTCCCGCTGGTGATGTCCGTCGTGAGATTGATCGCGCCGCCGCCAGCGGTCGCGGCCACCTTGTAGGTATCGCCGCTGGCGTCCCGCGCGTAGTACGTCGTGCCGTTCACGAGTGGGGCGCCGCCGGCCAGCCCCGCGAACACCACCGGGGTGTTGAGCACGAAGGTGTGCGCGACCGTCGTCAGAACATCGGTCGCTTCAACGGCGGTCACGTCGAAGACCCGTGCAATCGTCAGCGACGTGATCCTGTCGATTGGCTCCACGGCGTTGATGACCGACACGACCTCGTACAGGTAGACCGCCGCAAGGGCTCGCCATTCGTCGCCGTCCGAGTTCGCCGAAGTGCTCCAGACGAGCGGGTCAAGGTACGTCGTCAGTGCCGCGTTCGTGACCTCTTCCGCCGCGTCAGGATCGAAGCCGGCGTGAACGATCGCGGTCCATGCCACATCGATCAGGGCATAATCTGCGTCGATCACGTCTGTCTCGAACCCCCATGTGCGCCGCGACTCCAGCAGCGCGACAGCGAGCGCCTTGACCCCGGATCCGAGCGGTTCGCCCTCAAGGTCTGTAGCGGCGATCGGGTTGAACTTCTCGTGCCCGAACGTGCCGAGCGCCGGATCGTAGTTGTCGAGCGCGAGGGTACGGCCAACACCTGGGATCAGGGCTTTCACGAGCGCCGCGGCGTCCGACGCGAGGATCGGCGAGTCATGCGACAACGCCCGCAACGCAATCCACTGCGACAAGTGCTCATCGTCGGTCTGCGCGTCCACGCCGCCCGTCGTCAACTCCTCAAGCGTCACCGACTCGATCCATGCGAGCGCGTCGACCGGCTCCACGTCGCTGTCCTCTGGCAAGCCCGACCCGGCCGCGCCGGCGGTCTCGGCGATCAGGACAACCTCGCCCACCCCAGTAGATGTCGACAGCGGCGCGATGGTCGTGTCGCCGACCGCGACGAACACCTGGCCCTCATCGCCGCTCGTCGCGATCTCGAACCGGTCACCGTCCCGGACCGTGTAGCCGAGATTGTCGACCGCGACGACCGTAGCCGTCGTCTGCGCCGATGTCGCAAGGCCCGGTGCGAGCCCGTCAACCCACAACGCGAGCCACCTGAGCGCCTCATACGACATTTCCGACGCCGTCTCGTTCCCTTGTGCCGCGATCCGTGCGTCCGCAGCGACGAGCTGCGTCATCGCATCGCCGCGAGACCTGTTCCAGCCGGGGAATGCGGCCTCCAGGTAGTCGTACGCGAGGGCCGCGAGCTCGTCCGGATCCGTTGTGAGCAGCACACCGATCGCCGGGGGCATCAGTTCTCCTCGCCGACGTGCAAGTGGATCGTGTCCGTGCGGCTCGACAACGGGATGTAGCCGGGCGTGTCGTGGCCATCATCGCCGGGCCGCGTGATCGTGACCGGAATGTCCGGCTCCGAGATGCCGATCGCCGCGGCCAGCATGTCGATGTTCACGCCGCCCGCGCGCTCGAGGTCTCGCGGGATCCCGAACTTCGGGTCGTCGAGCCGGGATCCGCGCGGGGTGCGGACGAGGACGTGGATGCGGTCGCGCATGTGCCGGATGCTGTCCTGCTCGACCTCCGCGAACTCGCCGTCGGCGAACTCAAAGGGGAACGCGAGATGCCGAGTCATGCCGTGCCCATCGTCGCGGCAACCCGTGGCGCTAGGTGCATCACAAGGCGTACCAGTCCGCATGGTCCGACACCCACACCTTTGATGCCCCGGCCGCGAGGGATCCCGCTTCGACGCTGCCGCCGGCAGCGGTGACCGTGACCACACCGGTCCCGTTGTTGCGGACCGGGTAGTCAAAGCCGCCATGCGTCGCCGCTGCCGGCAGCGTGACCGTCTGGTCTCCGCCGACGCAGAACACGTACCGGTCGCGTGCCGAGAGCGTCGCGCCCGCGGCCGTGTTCAGGACGCGGTGCTCACGATCGTCGGTTCGTGCGACCTCGACCCACAATCCGGCGGTGCGCTCCAGCGTGATGCTCGACCCCGCGACCGGCGCGAACGGCCGGAAGCCCTTGAGGATGATCCCGGCGTTGTGCTCGATGGTGATGAGCGGCCCGTTGAAACGCAGCTTGAAGATGTCGCCGTCGCGGCGCGGCACGATGTCCGTGACCGTCGTCGCACCACCGGGCTCGACGACATCGAGGATGGGTGCGCGGCGGTCTGACAGGTCCAGCGTGTCGCCGCCCGTCACGCTGACGGTCTGGTAGTGGTCTTCGGTTGGTAGCGGCCAGTTGCCGCGCCCGACGATGACCGTCGGGTTGATGTATCCGAGCGAGAGGGCGCCCGAGCCGCCGAACGCGATGATGTCGTCGTAGCGCGCGATGAACGTCTCATCGCTCGACGTGCGGACGGCATAGCCGGTGCCCTGCAGAACGAAGTAGGCGCCCTCGACGAAGTACGAGCCGCCACCGGCACCCGTGAACAGGATCCCGTCCGGGTCCCCGCTGCCGATGTTGAAGAACGACACCGATGAGTCGACCTTGACGTTGAAGCAGGAGACCGCCTTGATCCATTCGTCGTCGCCCGAGTAGTACAGCAGGGCGCCGCCCGTGAACTTGACCTGCGCTACGTTCTCGAAGACAGCGCAGTGCGTCGAGCAGGCCATGTGCCCGCCGACCCAGGAGAACATGGGCATTCCGTAAGCGACGGTGCTCGTGACCTCCAGCCCGATGTCCGTCAGGAACACGCATCCCGTCCACTGCAACCCCTCGATGCCGGGATGCATCGTGTTCGCGACCTGCGCCCCGCGCGCAGCACCGTAGACGCGGCACGCCGTGAACTGGTGGTCGCCGCTCGCGCCGCCGGGCGAGTCCACGGCGTTGTCCATCCGCCATCCGGCCGTCATCGCGCTCGTGCCCGAGATGAACACGGACTGCGCGTCCACGCCCGCGCAGTCCGTCAACCGGATCCCGATCTCAAAGGTGCTGCCGGCCTCCCGGTCGATGACGACATTCGAGAGCGTGCCGGCCGGGTAGTTGTGGGCGCCGTCCAGGTGGATCGCGGAAGCCGTGATCGTCGCGCCCGTCGCGGCCGTGATCGTCATGCCGGCAACGGTCGCGTGCGTGGTGCCCGGCAGCGCACCAGTCGCCGCGTGCGCGAACGCGGCGAACGCGGCGTTCGCGGTCTGTCGCCAGCGCGTGACGCCGGGGCCAGCCCCGAAGAACGCGAGTGGCTCATTGCTTTCGCGCGCCAGCGTCGAACGCGTCACGTACGTGCCAGCGGGGCACCACACGGCCGCTGACGCGCTCAGCGCTTTCTGCGCGGCAGCCCAGTCGAGCTCGTCGTCAAGCGACGCGGCGAACGGGTAGACGGCCTGCGCGGCGGCGAGCGTCGCGAAGAACCCGCTGAGCGGGTGAGACAGGCCGTCGCCGATCGCGCCATGCGTGAACATCGGGCCTGGCCCCCACCGCGGCGACCGGATGTTCGCCACTCTGCTGTCCGCTTCGATGTCGGGCGGCGCCGTGGCAGGGAACGCCCACACCTTCGCTTTGTCGTCGATGACGGCGAGAACCCGATCGTCGCGCCCCGGCACCTGGCCGGCGGCGACCCACGTCGCACGGTCCTCGTACGTGGTGCCGTAGTTGTCGAGCGTCACGCTGAACGGGTCGACGCGCGATACCTTGGCCGCGAACGCCTGACCGGACCGTGCGGGCGGATCGGGAAGCAGCGAACCGGCGGTCATCGGCCAGACCAGTGGCGGGCCGTGAAGCCGGCAGTAGGCCGCCGTGTCGTGTGAAACCGCGGCCCGTTGCCGCCTCCCGGTCCGCCGGTGTCGAACCGCCAGTTGTTGTCGCCCTCCCCCTGGATGAAAACGTGGCCGCCGTTCGCGTAGATGCTCCACTCGCGGCCACGGCCCGGCTGCCCGTACGACGACGCGAACTTGCCCGACACCCAGGCGACCGACGCGGAGAACATGCCGGCCTCGCGCAGCGCCTTAGAACAGGACGAGGAGCAATCCATCGGCGAGTTGAAGCTCAGCGATGCGAGCGCGCCACCATGGCCGCCGCCGTACACGTAGCGGCCGTTGAAGCGGCGGCAGATGCTCACGAGGGAGTCGCTTGATCCGGCCGCGCCACTCTGTGTGCCCGCGCCAAGCGAGATGGTGCTCGACGCCGTTTCCGTGGTGCGTTCCGGCTGCACGAGCTCGGTGCCGCGGCGCAACTCGATCGACGCTTTCACGCTGAACCGCGACTGCGCGACCTTCGACACGAGCCATCGGCCATTCAGGAATCCCGAGTCGCGCACGATGATCGAGCAGCCCTGCGGCAACGACCACAACTTGGCGAGGACTTGGAGGCTCGCGGTGTTGACCTTCTTCGCCGGGTCCATCTCACCGTCCAACCAGTCGACGCCCGGCGACGCTTCGGACAGGATCGCGCGGGCGCGGCTATCGATCAGGTCATGCTCATCGGCGTAGACGGCCGTGTTGCGATCGAAGAACAGCCTGTAGCCCTTCGCCTTCCCGAACCGGCTGATGGCCGTTAGCGAGGACTCCTGCGGGCTCTCCGGCGTCCCTCGCTGCACAAGCGCTGCAGTAACCCTGGCCTTGTCCCGCGCAGTCGAGCGGCCGAGAGGGCCATGATAGGCGCTGATGATTGCCGTCGCCTCACCGATGTGCTGCTGGTAGTGACGTTCGGCCGCGGCATCCGACCCAAAGTTCGCTCGTGACCCCTCGACGCGGTACGCGATCTCTCCCGGCGACCATGACGGGTGCGCTTTGCTTGCCGCGATCGCGCCACCGACCTGGAAGCCATTGCCGCCACGCAGAAATGCCCGGGCCTGCTGGGCAGTGCTCAAACCAAGCGCGCGGTCGGCCTGAAACACGCCGGTGTACTTGCTGCCCGCCGCGTTGGGAACGTCTCTGATGCTGCTCTCACCGATCGCTGCGACCACCATCGCCTCGATCGCGCGGCTTGCACCGTTCGCGCCGGCCTTCTCTTTGGCGGCAACGCCGAGGATGATCTCGATGTTGCGGATCTGCTCGGCCGTGGCCTTCTTGCCCTTCACCTTCAGGTTGGCGCCCTCAGCGATGCCCTTCTCGCGGCGCTTGTCAGCGTCGTCGCGCTGCGCTTTGACCTGCCGCGCCGTCCCGGCCTTCGTGACCGCAACGCCCGTTGGTGTGACGAACGGCACCCCGGCGAGCGCGCACAAGTGTCGCGCGAACCGAACATGGTCCTCGCCGTCACGTGGCTTGAGTTGGCCGCGCGCGCCGCGAAGGATGGCCGCGGACCGATCCTCGCACCCGAGCGTGAACGTGTCCCCCGCCTTGCCGCACTTCGCGACCCGGTACCACGCCGCCCCGACCCGGATGTCCAGCGACTTGTCCAGGCGGCCGTTGCTGTCGCTGTCGAGCACACCGGAGCGCAGGAGCTTGCGTTGCTGGTCGCGGACCGTGATCTGCACCGCGAGCGTCGAGTCCATGTTTAAGTCCAGGTCAACGGCGGTCGTGGCGGCGCCAAGCACGACATCGACTTCGCGGCCGTCGAGCAGCAGATCAAACGGCGGCGTGAGGATGCCAGCGTCTTGCAGCGCGAGCGGCACGGCTACCGTCGCCATCAGCCCGGCACCCTCGGGCCAACCGTGTCCGTCACAGCGGGGATCCTCAACGTGTCGCCCGGCCGGATGCTCTTCGGATCACGGATCTTGTTCAGCTCTTTCAGCGCACGGACAGCCGCGGCGATGAGGGTTGCCGTCGAGGCGCCCATCCTGTCGCGCGCGATCGATGCGAGCGTGTCGCCGCGACGCACCGTGTACGTTCCGGACGACTTCGCGGCCTTCCCCGACGCCGACGAGCGGCGGATCACGACGACTTCGGCGAGCGCGTACTCCAGCAGGTTGACCGTCGCCCAAATCTGGACGCGGCTCATCTGCCGGCCATCCCACAGTTCCTTACCCTCGTCGATGCTGCCGATTACCCACTCGCGCCCGGTGCCAGGCACCATCCCGCCGACCCGCACGACGGGCGGCAGCGTGCCCCGCGGCGAACGTTCCGGCGGTCGGCCCATGAGATACAGCATCTCGATGTCCGCCTCCACGCTGCGGAGTTCCGTCAGGCCGTCCAGGAGGATCGGGATGCTCAACGTGCGGCCCGGCGTCGACCCGAACTCAATCGCGTCCGCGCGGCCTGCGAGCTCCAATGACTGCCACCCGCCGACACCGCCGCCCGGTGTAGCGCTCTCAGCGCCGAGCTTGCACACGACGCGCAGGCGCGGCTGCGCGGTCGAAAACGCCACGCGGCCCGGCCCGGCCGTCGGGCGTACCGCCTCAGCGATCTGCGCACCGAACCCGGTGGCTGAGATGAGCGTCTTTGGGCCGACGGTGACGGGCATCAGGTCGCGTACGCCGCGTCGGTCTGAAACTGCTTGGCCGTAGCAGTGGCGATCGGCTGCCCATCGATCGCCACAACGATGGCCGGCAGGTTACGCATGACGGCCGCGACGATACGCGCGATCGATCCCTCATCCAGGCCAGCGCCGCTCATCATGCCAGCCGATGTCTTCGCATCATGGACGTAGCCGCTGCGGCCCGGCGTGAAAATCTCCTGGCCCTGCTCGTTGACGAGGTAGCTCTTGCCTGCCGTGACGGGGCCTCCGCTGGCGCGCCGGCCGATGCTTGCCGCGGCACTCGTCGCCCGGTCCTGCGCGCCCTGATCAACGATGTGGCCGATCGTGCCGACCGGGTCACCGGGCAGCACCTTGTTCAACGCGCCGCTCATCGCGTTCACGGCATCGATGACGCCGTTGATGACGCCGCGGACGAACCCGACGATGCTGCCGAAGTTCCGTTTGATCGCGAGCGCCGCCAACCCGAACGGGCCGGTCAGGATCGCGAGCAGCAGCGGCCAATTGCCCTTGATCCACGAATAGCCGGTCTTCAGGGCGCCCCACACCGTGTTTACGACGTTACGGAACGCCGCGCTGCGCTTGTAGGCGATCACGAGCGCCGCGCCTACAGCGACGAGCGCGAGCACCACGAGGCCGATCGGGTTGGCTGTCATCGCCGCGTTCAGCGCCCACTGCGCGGCCGTCGCGACACCCTGCACAACCGCTGTCGCGATCATCGCCGTCTTGTACACCGCGAACGCCGCCGTCAACCCGCCAACCACGGAGATCAGGATCGTCGTCGTCGTCTTGTGCCGGTCGAACCATCCGACCAGATCCGACACGGCGCCGACCACACCGTTGATCGCCGGCTCAAGGTTCGCCGAAAGGAACTGCATCACGCTCGTCGCGGCCGGCAGCAGCTTTGACCCCCACGTAATCGCAAGCGTTTCGACCGTCGACTTGAACGCCTCCAACGACCCCTTGAACCCCTTCGTCTGCGCCTCCGAAAGCTTCTGCGCGGACCCTGTTTTCGTGACGGCCTTGTGCATCTTGTCGTACGCCTTCGTGCCGCCCAGCAGCACGATGTTCGCCGCGCGGCTCGCGTCCGAACCGAACAGCGTTTCGATCGTCTGCGCCTGCTGCTCAGTCGTCAGCCCCTTCAGCGCCTTTCCGTACACCTGGATAGCTTTGCGGACCCCCACGAACTTCCCGCTCGAATCGAAGACATCGATCCCCAGCTTGCGCATCGTCTTGGACTGCTTCGTTGTCGTCGGGATGAGACTCGACATCATCTGCTTCAGCGACGTACCGGCATCCGACCCCGCGATCCCCTTGTTCGCCATGACCCCCAGCAGCGTCGTCAAGTCCTCGATCGGGACGCCGAGCTTCGCCGCGCTCGCGCCGGCCTGCTGCATCCCCAACGCGATGTCCGTGATCTCAGCGGTCGACGCGTTCGACGCGCCCGCGAGAAGATCGGTCACCCGGGCAGCCTCCGTACCGCGCAAGCTGAACGTGTTCAGCGCGCGCGCCGTGATGATCGCGGCCCGCTCATTGTCGACCTGCGCGGCAGCAGAGAGTTGCAGCACGGACCGCGCGGAGTCCAGCGAATCGCGCACCGACAACCCGCCCTTTGCGAGCGCCGTCATCGCAATCGCCGCGTCAGCCGCCGACGTGCCCGGCAACTTCACGTCCGCGCCGAGACGCTTCGCGGCCTTGCCGACCTCATCCATCTGCTCTTTGTTCGCGCTTGAGACCGCCTGAAAGACGTTCAGCGACTTCTCGTAGTCGCCGGCCGCGTCGAGTGCCGCGATGCCGAGTGCTCCGAGCGCGCCGACAGCCGCGCCGCTCGCCATCGCTGCGCGGCGGCCGAACGATGACGCGCTGTTGCCGGTCTGTTGCAGGCCGCGCTGAACCTGACGCTGCCCGGCAAGGCGCAAGCGTAGGAGGATGTCCACTACGCCTCACCTGGCCTGCGCGTTGTGATGCTGGACGGCCCGTCGGATGTGATGACGCCACTTCGCCCGCTCGACCTCATCGCCGTACAGCAGGTGCTCCGCGGCCCGATCAAGGCCGAGCGCGAGAGCATGGTCGACATCTACGTCCTCCGGGCCGAGGCTTCCCCCACGACAGACTCCGCCGTCGCGGTGCTCTCCGCGCGGTCGGTCACGATCGCGGCGGCGATGTTCGACGCGGCAGCCATCAGCATCAGCGCGTTCACGTCCGGCGGACTGCCCTCCGTGAACGCGAGCAGCACCGCATCGCGGGGCTCCGTGACGGACGGGTGACCCATCGCGGCGGAGTACGCTGCGCCGAACCGCACGGGGCATCCCGTGTCATCGAGCCAGGCTGTGAACGTGCCGTCGTCTTCGCGCTTGTGCAGGCCAGCCGTCGCGGCTGCGACGACATCGGCGAGGTCGTCGAGGGTGAGGTCGATGTCGTTGCCGCCCGCGAGGACCGCCATCGAGCGCATCGCGCCGCGCGCGCCGGAGATGTCGGCGCTTGACGCGACTTGCGCGACGAGCCGGCCGCGGATGTTGACGTAGACGGGTTCGGCGGCGGTCTGGCGTGCTTCGTAGTCGGCGCGCAGATCATCCATCGGGCTGCCATGCGCGGCCGGTGCTGGCGTCGTGTAGGGCTCGTCGGGGACGGGCGCGATCATGACGGCAGCCCCTCAACGGTGAACGTGAGTTCCATGAACGTGATCGCGGTCCCGTTGGAATCCATCGTCGGCTCCGCCAGTCCCGCGAGCTTCACGCGGTACGTCCTCAAGCCCCCGGCGACCGCGGACTTGTCGGGGTTGAGGAACTGCACGCCGACGACGCCCGCGTGGTTGATCCTGGCCGCGAGCCACGCCAACAGCGGCACGTCACGCGCGGTCCGCATCGCCCGCGCGATCTTCAACTCCCCCGTCTTCACGACGCCCGCGAGCGCTTCCGGGTCGACCATGCCGCCGGCGTTGTAGGTCTCGGCGCCGTCGGCCATGATGTCGCCGCCGTCCTTCTTGTCGAAGCTGCCGGCGAGCGGCTGCCCGTCGATGGCGACCGAGATCGCCACCATGTGCTCCTGAAGCAGGTAGTCGGCCATGCTCACCGCCTCCTAGATCTCGTCGCTCGGGGCGACGGTCGTGATGAGCAGATCGATCGTCTTGACGCTGGTCGTCGGGCGCATCGCCAGGTTCGCCGCGAGGGACCTTGGCGCCGACCCGGCGCCGACGATGGCCGCGAATGCCTCGCCCGCGGTCGCTCCGAACAGAGCGTCCCTCGCGTACCACGCCGACCCGCGGCCGACAAGATCCTTCTGCACTTCGCTGTAGATGTGCAGGGCCGGGTCGATGTTCTTCTCCAGGTACTTCTGCATGTCGTCTTCGCACTCGTCGGCGACGGCGAGGACGACGCGGACACCGGCCGCGCCCGAGTACTGCTCCCACACGTCGGGGTCCGCGAGGGTGCGACTGCCAACCGCGTAGATGCGGCCTCGGTCGTTGCGGGTGACCGTCACGCCCGCGTCGTGCAGCGTGTCGCGATCCGCCTTGCTCCAGGTCTGGGTGACATCCGCGACGAACCGCATGACACCGAAGCTCTGCGCCGCGGGCTGCCCGGGGCCTGGCCGGTTCTCGCGGTCTGCGGCGGCCATGCGGCCCGCCTGCGCCCCCGACGGCGGCACCGTGACGAGTCCGGTGCCGGGGCCGGGGATCTTCTCCCACGGCGCGTACATCGCCCCGTAGCCCGCGCGGCTGCCCAGGGCGCGGAGCGTGGCCGCGGGCGCCGTGAGCGACGCGACCGTTGCCGTATCGATGGCGTCGAGCGCCGCGAACCGCCGGAACGACTCGGCGTGCTGGACGAGCGCGGCGTGCGCGGCCGGCGTCGTGATGCCCGGAAGGCTGACGGTGCCGGTCGGCGCGTCCCCATCGAAGATCGCAAGCTCGGCGAGCCACCCCGCCTGCGTCGTTGGGATGCTCGCGCGGTCGTCGGCGCCAGCAGACAGCGCGGTTTCGGCGAGGACCGCGAGCGGCCATACCCCGACGCCCGTTGCGACGCTGACGAGGCCCGTCGCCTCGAACGCATCCTCCAGGGCGGTGGCCGTGGTGAACGCTTCGCTGAAGAGGGTGGCGCCGTCCTGCTTGAACGTGACGGTCCGGGTTGAGCCGGCGCCGGTGAGCACTTCGACGGTGAGCTCGGTTGACCATGCGCCCGGATTCGCGTGCAGAACACCGTCCGCGTCCATGGCCGCGGCGGTGAGCGTCATCACGACGGCCGGCGCGGCGGATGACAGGGCGAGGGTGCCGCTCGTGGCGGCCGGTCCGACGAGTCGTTTCGCGAGCAACCGGCCCGCGCCGTTCGCCTCCCGGAAGTACGCCTCGGCGTTGCGGATGCCGTAGGACCCGGAGTCGACGTCGCCGTAGACGGCCTTGACCTTCGAGAGGCTGAGGCAGGTGGTGTAGATGTCCGCGGGGCCGCGCTCGGCAACGAACGAGGCCATGAGCGCGCCGACATCTCCGGGCTGGGGGACTGCTTCGCCGCGGTCACCGATCGTGATGTTCAGCTCGGGCTCAGGCATCGGGCTTGCCTTCCTGCTTGGCGGGCTTCAGCGGCAGGAGGTGCCCCGCGTCGATGAGGGCCGCGGTGTGCTCGGAGTCGGCGGCCTTCCCGGTGTCGCCGTGGGCGAGCATGCCGCCACCGTCGATGGCGATGGGGCCGCGGCTGCGGGACACGTTCTTGACCGCGATCATGGCTGCGGCCAACCGGTCGACGGGTTGCAGCTGGGGCAGTGCGCCGACACGAGGCCGCGCGCGTGGTCGAAGAAGATCGTCCGCACGCGGCTGCATGCGGGGCAGTTGAGCGAGATCGTCACGCGCGGCTCTCTTCGTCGGGGGTCACGTTCACACCGCGTAGCGTCCACCCCGATCGCCGCGCAAGGTCCATCGACTACCGCACTGGCCGCGCAGTACCGCGGATCGCCACGCTCAACAACGGGGCGCGTGTCGCTCATGGCTCGTGAGTTCATGGGCGAGCAGATCCGCAAGACGAACGAAGCAGCCGAGGCCGAGGGCCGCCGGACGATGGCGATGGCCGCGCACTACTTCGCCTGCACGCGCGCGGATCGTCACCGGCTGGACCCTCGCCGCCTTGGCGACCGGTACGCCGAGGCGGCTTGCCGCCGTTCCGTGCAGCGCAGCAGGACGGCAGAGATCGCGCGGCTGAACACGCGACTGGCCAACTACGCGGATGCGGCTGGCGGCGCGGTCGTCTACAGCGCCGACGAGCGCGGCTAGAACCGGCTAGACCGGCTAGACCGGCTCGTCGACTGGTACAGCCGACACGACCGCCGCGGACCCGACGCGGCCAAGATCCCCAGGATCAGGCGCTGGATCCCCGATCGGCGGATCCAGCTCATCCCAATCCGCCGGCAGCCCCGCGAGGTCGCACAGCATGTCCTGCACCCCGATATGGATGCCATACGCGAAGATCGCGCGGCTCCGCTCGTCACCGTCCACGTCGACATCGGTCGTGACCGCGCCAACCCACCGGGTGCTCGTGATGCGCTCGTCGACCCGTGGCAGCATCGTGAGCAGCACCGCAGTCGACGCCGCGCACAGATCCGATGCGACCTCGCGGCCAACATCCTCATCGGTCGCCTGCGAGATCGCAGCTACCGTCATCTGCCACACCGCCGAGTAGCGGCCCTCACCGTCGCGGACGGGCTCGCCTACCGTGCCCGCATTGACGAGCACGATGCTCGGCAGCATGTCCTCGCTGAACCGGCTCGCGCGCCACCGGACCTTCACAGACTTCGGCCGCTCGATCCGGATGACCGGCCCCGTGTCGCCAGCGATCGCCGCGTACTGCCGGTTGATCTCGTCGGCGTACAACCCGACGAGACCTCGATCGGCGACGAGGAGATCGCGCGCGGCCCGCTCGAACGACCAGGGCGACACGAGAGGGCCGAGCACGCGATCTGAGGGTGTCACGCGATCCCCGCGAGCAAGCCCGGGCTCGGCATCCGGTCGTTCTGGACGACGTAGACCTGCACGGCCTTAACCCAGCCGCGTTTCTCCGGCTCGGTCGGCTTCACAAGCACGTTGCCGCGCCGCTTCGCCCACTGCGCATGCTCCGACATCGACCAGACCTGAAGCGTGCCGCCGTCCGCACGGTAGGCGTTCAGGCCGCCCTTCTCCGTCAACGACTTACGGAGCTCCAAGGCGGCGTGCTCCGTGCGCGGGTCAAGGCCGCGCGCTGCCTTCGTGGCAAGCCACTCATCTGATGCGTCGGGCCACTCACCATCGCCGGCAGTGTCGAAGCGGCGAGCGTTCGACTCCAAGAGGCTGTCCAGGATCGGGCCGGCGAGGACCGGCTCGACATCGACGGCACGATCCGCCATGCGCAGCAGAGCGCGGCGCATCGCATCGACGCCTTGCGCTTGGACGACTACCTGCACGGCTCAGAACCTCTCGTGCCACGTCGTCATGGGCCGCCCGTAGGGGACGCGCCCGAGCGGCATGCCTTCTAGGTCTGCGGCGGTATCTCCCGGCAGCGGACAATTCTCATTAATCGCCTTGGCCGCGCTCGCGCTCGACGTTTTCCACATCGATTCGAACGCCTTGAACGCCGTTCCTTCGCCGTCCGTCTTCTCGGGCTTGTAGGACGCGCAGACCATCATCGCGGCCCGGTACAGCGCGGCGACCCGGAACGATCGCGCGAACGACCCGGAGCACGGCTCGCGGCCCTCCACAAGCCCGCTCATGTCATCCACGGCGATCTGAATGATCTCGACGACCTGCGCATACGTGGGCCGCGTCGTCGCCGTGAAAGCGTCCTGCTCCCCCGCGACGGTTGCGTCCCGTGACGCCGGGCCGCGCGTGTACGCGCGGAGGATCGCGGCAAGCATCGTCGGGGTCGGCATCCACTCCGGTGTTTCGGTGCTGCTGTTGTTGAGGGTGGTGAGGAGCGTCACTGAGCTAGATGTTCATGGCCGCGCGGGCTGCGGAGTCCATCGCCGCGAGCGGCTCAGGGCCGCTTGCGCATCCGACGCGAAGCGGTCATGTCAGGCGTGCTCTTTCGCCCATTTGGACGGGCGCGCCGAAATCGAGGCCGGGCGGGGGCGTGTCAGAGATCCGTCCGGCCGCGTGGTGGATCGTGACCGGGCCGGCGAACTCGCCCGCGCCGCGGTAGTGGGTCAGGTGAAAATCGTTGCCCGCGTTCTCGTCCGGGTTGATCGTCGGGTAGACGGTGCGATAGCGCTGGGGGAGCGGATTCGCCGGGTCGACCAAGAGTTGGCGTCGGCCCTGATACCACAGTTCGACGAACCCGGTGAAGTCCTGCGCGAACCGAATGCGGACGCAGAAATCAAGCCACACGCCGCGGATGAGCCGGGTGCGCCAACTCGCGCGATTCGCAACGACGGTGCCGGTGCCGTCGACTCCACGTTGGCGCATCACGATGTCGTTTCCGTAGGTGTACATCGCCCAGTTCGGCGGGCCGAACGGAGGCCCGTTGATCTGCGCGAACAGCAGCCAGGTCCCGTCAAGCCATGGCTGGGCCGGGTCAAACAGGCCGAGTGCCGGGTCACGGCTGATCGGTGGGAAATCCGCCGGGAAGCGCGTTTTCCAGCTAAGCCACTTGTCCATGCCTGGGTACAAGATCCGCGGGCTCTGAAGCTGCGCACGCGGGTTCTCGGTTGGTGTCAGCGGATACACGTCCACGTCGTACACCGTGAGGCTCGCGTAATTTGCGAAGCCCGACGGTGGAGTGTCGCTCTGCACGACGATGCGGGTGCTGCCAACACCTGCGGCGACCGGATCGGCCTGGCTCACGATCGGGAACTGGGACAGGCCGGTCGAGAAGTCGCCGACCCACTCGGGCGCCGGCGCCACGAGGGAGATCGCGACCTGGCCGACCTTGAACACACCGGCCGACGACGCGAAGGGATTGTCGTTCGTGACACTCGGGCCTGCCTGGGGCGAGCCCGCACCGCCTGCGAGTTGCTTGACGCCGACCCACAGGCTGCGGTCTGTTGTTGTGTCACCGGAACGCACGTCGATCTGCTCCGTCCACCCCCCCGGCGCGCTGAACGTCGTCGCCTTGCCCCAGCCGGCAACCGCGATCAACAGGTCATCGGCCTGTGCCGGAGTGACAGACGGGCACACCGCCGGACCAGTTGATGACGCCGTCGCTTCGAACGCCTGCGCGTCTACGCCAAACTGGTACGTCGGGTGCGCCGGGTCTCGCTGGAGCGCGACCAACCCGATCGCGTAGTGGTTGCTGAGCGGCGCGCCTCCACCATCGGTGAATGAGACGCTGCCGAGGCTCCCGGTCGGGTTGGACCCCGAGTACTCGATGAAACGGATGGTGCCCGAGCCCGCAAAGTCGCTGGCCACCGTTGACCATCCGGTGGGCAGGACGTACTGCACGCTGGCGTCATGCAGAATCCACCCATAGAGCTTGTCGCCAATCTGCACGCCCGCGAGCGCGGGGAACGCGACGGAACTGCCGATGCCGCCGACCTGAGAGGCTGCGCGTACCGCGATCGCCACATCAGACCTCGACGGCCGCGAGCAAGGGCGCGTTGCTCGTCGTGCCAGTGAAGCCACCCGCCGACACACTCGACGGCAGCGGAAACGACGACGCCTTGTAGGCCGTCATCAGGTTCGGGAACGCCGCCCCGAACAGCGCGGGTTTGTTGACATCGGTCGTGGTGACCGACGCCAGCGTGAACGTGATCGTGCCGGCGACCGCGCCCTCGAATGCCAACCCCACAACGTAGGTCGCTGTTGGGTCGACGTTCTGGGCGAGCGATAGCAGCACGAGCCGCGCCGACCCACCGTTCAGCAGCGATGCCACGGATCCGGTGGACGCCACGCGCGTGAGCGATCCGTCACCGTTGACCGTGTACAAGCCGACATCGACGAGATCGTTCGCGCTCGCGACGACCGTCAGATCGAGGCGAAACCCGATCAGCGCCCTCGCGCGAGTCGGCCGGTACCGGTACCAGAAAGCGCGGGCCGCCGTGGGTACGATCGTGCTTGTCGATCCGAGCCCCGCCGGGAACTGCGGGAGGATCTCGCCCGGCAGACCGAGGCCGACGCTGATCGCCTCACCGCCGAGCGCGAGCGGGACGCCCCATGGCGTTGTGCCGCCGCTCGCCTTCGGGCCGTAGAAGAGCTGCCCAGTTGTGTCGACGTAGAAGTCGCCAACCTTGCCAAGGCCGCTGCTGGGCGCTCCGGCGCCGCTGAGCATCGGTGACGGAATCTGTGCTGTCGGCACCAACACGCCTGCGTCGAGCGTCGCGACCCCGTTCGCGGCGGCACGCTGTGCCAGCGGGACCTTGGACGGCAGCCCTGTGACGTTGTCGCTTTCCACCGTAGCGAGCCGCGGCTCAAGCCCGGTGACATCGGTCGTGACGAGCGTGACCGAGCCCGTCTTTCCAGCGACCGAAGCAACGCGAACCGCGCCGCTCACAGAGAGAACACCGACCCCTCAACGGCGCCGCTGACGACCTGCAAGTAGATCGTTCCCGATGCCGCCGAGCGGCCACGAGGGTACGTGTAGGACACGCTCTCGTTCGCCTGCAAGGTGATCGAGTCCAGAATCACGCCGCTCACGTTCTGGTTGCGCACGCGCACCTTCGCCGCGGCCGATCCCGACGTTTCGCAGACCGTGACGCCGATGTACCGCGTCGCGCTGACCGTCGCCGCGTCCACGATGGCCGTAGGCGTCGCGGCGGCCAGGTCAACCGTGCCGATCGCGTTGGTGCCAGCAGGCAGCGCGGTGCCGATCGTGATCGACTCGAGCGCGGCGAGCGTCCCGGCATCCAGCGTCACCGCGCCGAGCTTCGTCAGCACCGCGGCGAGCGTCGTCTGCGTGGCAGGATCAGCGCTGATCTTGGCGAGCACAGCCGCGAGCGTCGTCTGCGTCGCGGGGTCCGTCGACAGCTTCGCGAGGATCGCCGCGAGCGTGCTCTGCGCCGCCGTCTGCGCCGCCTCCGTTGCGGGCGCAGCGATGAGTTTCGCGAGGACCGCGGCAAGCGTCGCTTGCGTCGCGTAATCCTTGCCCTCCAGGCCGTCGACCCCGGCAAGAAGCGCGGCAAGCGTGACCTCCGTTGCTTGCCCCGTGCCGGGGTTCGCGACCGTTACCGTCAGGTTCTCCAGGGCCGCGAGCGTGCCGGCGTCCAGCGCGACCGCCGGCAGCCGCGTGATGTCGACATCCATGCCGAACGCGAGATCGCCGGGCAGATCGACGGCGGTCGCATCCGCTGTCCTGAACGCGAGCAGGATCCGCTGCACCTGCTGCGCGGCAACCGTGCCGGCGTTCAGCGTCGTGACCTCCTCCGAGGAGATCTTCGCGACGCCCGGCCCGACTACCGCGATATCGACCGTGTCAGCCATGCTCAAGCCTTCCTGACTGTCGCGAACATCGCACCGGCCGAATCGAAGATGACCTGGCCGGCGAAGGCGGTGCTGAAGACGACTGGTCAGGCGGGTGCGTTGTCGGTGTCGGTGGCTGGCGGACTGGGTCATGGACGTGCAACTCATCCGGGTGTCCGCTTCGGTCGTCAGATATGCCGAAGCGCTCAGCGTCAACCCCGACAACTCGTCGACGTTCGCGTACGCGCCCAGCGACGCGCCCGTCAGCGTCAGCGCGACGGTACGCGCGGAGCTGCCGTGTTGCGGTCGCGGACGGCACGAGGACGCCCGCGACCTTCGCGGTGATCACGTCACCGTTCGCGGCAAGCGTGCCCCCAGCAATGGTGTCCGAGGAGAGGTCCGTTTCCGCGGTGCCCGTGTTTCCGACGCTCGCGAGGAGCGTGAACAACGCGGCGCCGCCCGTAGCGCCGGCAGCACCAGCAGCGCCCGTCGCCCCGGCCGGTCCCGTTAGCCCAGTCGGGCCGGTATCGTTCAGGACGTGCCCAGACGCGAGCGTCGCCTGCGACTGCCCAGTCACCAGTCGCACGGCGACATACGCCATGCGACGAGTTACCCGCGCGCCTTCTTGGCGAGCGCGATCTGCTCAGCCGCGTGCGCTTCGAGCGTTGCGCCACCGACCGTGCGGCCACCGAACGGGTTGGCATCCGGACCGCGCAACGCCACGACCGCCGCCTCGGCGTCACGCGCCGAGATGGCCTCCTCGCGAGCCAGGTCGTCCTCGTCGGCGGCGCGGATGACGCCGAGCTTCAGCAGCCGCGCGGCCTCCGCGTCGGACAGGTCGATGACACGGTGATGCAACCCGAGTCCCGGCTCGGTCGGAGTGGTGTTCGTGGCGTAGCAGACGCCGACACCGATGACGACGTACAGGCCGCCATCGCTCGCCTTGCCCGCGGTGGCGGTCTTTGCGGCAGTGATGGGAGCAGGCATGGCGCTCACAGCCCCGTCATCTCGACCATGGCGAACTGGTCGTCGACGGCGTAGCACGGCGAGGCCGTGGTCTCGCTCCACCACTTCATGTCCTCCAGCGGATCCTCCCACTGGCGCGTCATGATCGGGAACTCCATCGCCCACACGCCGACAGCGCCGGCCTCGTAGAACTTGGCCTTGCCCTGCGTCTGCTGCACGCTGACATCGACCGTCGTGATCCCGTTCGCCGCAAGGATCGCGCGGGCACCGGCGTTGCCGTCCGTGCCATCGACGCCGTAGATGGACACGAGCGTCGCCCAGTCCAGCGTGTTGTAGATCGCCGAGTTCAGCCGGTGGCCGCGCTGCTCGTTGTGGATCGTCGCGACCAGCCGCGCCAGGTCGGCGCCCGGCTGATTGGCAGCAGTCCTCGTCGTCCATGTGAACGCTGCGGACGCCGCGAGCGTCTGCGTTGCCGCGAACGTTCGTGATGTCGCGGCGATCACCGCATTGAGCTCCGACTGCGCCATCGATTCGAGGTCGCGAGCCATCGTGTTGGCGATCTGGGTGATGGCCCTCTCGGCTAGCCGCGCATCGTTGCGCTTGCGTTCCTGCTTTGTCAGCGACCACTTGCCGCCGATCTGGCGGGGCAGCGCGACCATCGGGACGCCGCGCACGAACGTGACCTGCGGCGCCTCGGTACCGGGCGCCATCTCCTGCAAGCGACGCTCGGTGTACAGGTCGGTCAGCAGCGGGTTGGGCCGCTCGAACAGGATGGCTCCGCCCGACACGCCCCCGCCGTTGCTGAAGATGTTGTGCGCGAAGAACTCCTGCGCCGCAATGTCCGCGATCCGGCGGTTACGAACGGTCGGCGCGTTGACGTACTGGTCCAGCGTGATCGTGGTCCCGGAGACCGTGACCGGATCCAGCGGGTATGGGAATCCGACTGTTGGCATGGGTCAGGTCTCCTAGTAGAGCTCGACGAAGACGTCGCCGTTAAGGACGCCGTCCGTGGTGGCGCGGCCGACCGCGATCCCGGACGCGAGGGTGATCGCCTTGCCGTTCGCGCCGACCTCGACCTCGGCTGGTGCCGTGATCGTGGCCCCAGCCGTGACCGGAACGATCGCGTGGCCCTTGCCGGCGCGAATCATCGGGACGACGGTGGTGATCGCCGCGTCGTACGCGAACACGCCGCTGCACCGCTCCCCGGCCGGACAGGTGATCGCGGGGACGTTGCCGCCGTCGTACGTGGCAGGCAGGACCGCGGTCGTGATGACCGGCCCCGACTCGAACGCGTCGCTGAGCTTCGCGAACGTCTTGCCGACGACAGCCGCGGCAGTCGCGCGGACCGTGATGTCCTTCTCGCCGCCCTTGAACAGCGGAACGCAGATGTTGGCGGGCATGGTCTACGCCTCCTGTCCAGCCTTGAAGTTCATCCGCGACCGTGACGCCGCGAGCAGTTCGCGATCTGCGCCGGTGAGCCCGTCATCGCCGGGCGCGCTTGGGTCCGGCGTCTGCGCGCGCGCTTCGAGCGGGACGAGGCCTTCGGGGAGGGAGTGCAGGGCCGCGAGCTGGGCTTCCGCGCGCGCCCTCGTGGCCGCATCGGGACTGTCGCCGGGATCGATCGAGGCACGCCACGCTTCCCGTGACGCCGGGGTGATTCGCCCCTTGGACAGCGCGGTGGCGATCTCGCCGTCGAGCTTGCCGCGCTCCGTGTCGCGGCGATCCTTGCGGTACTCCGCGAGCGTTGCCTGCGTCTGCTCCCACTGCGTCCGGTCCACGGCCATCGTCAGCGATGCCGCGTCGGGCTTGGCTGCGGCGACCGGGACACGCTCGGTCTCAGGTGCCTCCACGACCTCTGCGGCCGGCGGCGCGATTTCTGGCGGCGCAGCCTCGGGCGGCGGCTCGACTTCGGCCGCCGGCTGCTCGGCCATCAGGACCGATGCGGCATTGATCTGCACGTCCGTCGCCTTCTCGGGGTCAATGCCCCGGGCGACGAGGAACTCGCGGACATCGTCGTCCATGGTGTTGACCCCTTGATCGGGCCGCGTGATCGCGGCCGGTGTGGTTCCTGCGGCGACCGGAGGCCGCTGAGGCTTGGATGGCCGCGCGAAACACGCAACCTGCGCGACGGACGCGGCAACCGGGATGTACGTCTTGCGGACCTCGCCCGGCTCACCGAACGTCGTGACACCGTCCGCGTCGGTGAACGGCACCATCCACAAGTGTCCCTCGTCGTCGTCGGCGATGACCTCGCCCTCGGACACGCGGACCTCGCGGCACCACCACCAGTAGGTGTCTTCGGCCGCGCCGTTCTCTTCGTCCATCGCCCAGTCGAAGTTGAAGCGCTGCCGGATCTCGTCCTCCGAGATGCTCAACGCCGCGCGCCCGTCCGCGGCGAGCGCGGCCGGGGTCTTCGCGGCGGTGAGTGCGGAAGGTCCATCCATGATGAGTTCGCTGAGATCCTTGAGATCGCCGATGGCGGGTAGCTCGACGCCGAGAAACGACACGGCCGTTAGGCACATGGAATAACGCTTGCCGCCAGCCGTTTGCACATCGAAGGTCGGCGGCTCGACCGCCCACGTGGCCTCCGCCGAGCGATTCGGGTACGTGCTTGGCGCGCTCAACGCGAGCCACGCAATCACGTTGTCGGCGTCGCCGACGAGCACGGCACCGTCGTTGACGGTGCGCAGGTTGACGAACTGACCGAAGCTCGGCTCGGCGTCGCCGAGCGCCGCGAACGGGTTGTGATCCTCGTGATCGCCATTGATCGAGGAGGAGTGGCCCAACTTGATCCGCGGCGCCTGGATGTGCGGATCACTGGCGGCAGCGACCGCATCCTCAAGGTGCTGCATTGTGATGGTGACCGGTCCGGTGGAGGCTGGCCAACTCATCCCGACAGTCATCAACGGAACGGCGCGGAAGTACTCCGGCACGTCGTCGCCGCTAACAAAAAGAGCGTCGCTCACCCGAAAAACGCTAGGCGCGCGACGCTCTTATGTGTCCATCCTCGCCTGCCGATGCCTTGCAACGCCACGCCCTGCCATGCCTGCCGGGCGGAGCCCCGCCGAGCCAAGCCTTGCCGTGACCTACCACGCCTGCCTTGCCTGCCAAGCCGAGTCGGGCCATGCCGATGCCTTGCCAATCCGTGCCTGCCAAGCCCCGTCGAGCCAACGCCTGGCCGAGCCTAGCCTTGCCTGCCGCGTCGCGACTGGCCACAACTTGCGAAACCCCGCCTAGCCTGCCATGCCCGGACTTGCCGCGCCAAGCCAACGCCTCGCCTAGCCTGCCAATCGAGCTACGCGGCCTCCGACACCGCCTCAGCCACCATCGCCGTGAACTCCGCGAGCGCGCCGTACTTGCGATGCAACGCCTTCCACTCCCGCTCAGCGTCACGCAACGCCATCGCCCGCAACATCGGGTCCTGCGCGATCGCGTCGACCGGCGTGTAGTCGTAGCCGCTCGGCGACTTCGGCGACGGCAGCGCATGGAACGCGCGGACCGACCGCGCGGGCTCCGTCTCCGTCGCATCGGCATACACGACGCGCACCGAGCGGATCAGGTCACGCGCTTGGCTGAGGCGATGCGCGTCGGCCGCCACGTTGTCGCGCCATTCCAGCCGCTCGTGCAGCAGCGCGCCGGCCTCCGTCTTCCCGATCCGCGCCTCTTCGACGACGAGCGCCGGGGTGAGGATGTCGTGGCGGCCCCGGATGTCCTCCAACGCCTCCTTGAGCGTCACGAGATTACCTCCACGTCACGGTCCGGGTCGATCTGGAAGCAGCCGAAATCGCCCTTCTTCTCTGGCCGCCACTCGCCGACGCCGACGCCCATCCCGGCCGCGTCGATGAGCGACAAGACCGACGCGCGGTCCAGCGCGGACGTGACGTAGACGACGCGGAGCAGGGTGCTCCACTCCGTGAACTCCGGCCGGTAGCGCAGATCGGTACCCATCCCGACACGCACGACGTCCTCGCGCATCCGGGCCTCGCCCGTGATCGGGACGAGCGCCTGCCCGTCCACGCCGAGCGCGCCCTTGATGAAGACGAACTGCCGCAGCCCGACCTTCGTGACCGACTTGTCGTAGAAGCGGCTGGCCTCGACGGTGGCCGCCTTGAACGCGACGGCGGGGAAGCCGGGCGACCCGTCCTCGAAGCGGTAGAACGCGGCCTGGAAATCGGCCTCGGGGTCCTTGTGCGTCTTCGGGGTCTTGCGGCCCTGCATGTTGTCGAGCATCTGCCGCTTCGCCTTCTCGCTGAAGCGATGCATGATGAGCGGGCTCGTGCCGAGGATCGGCACATCGATCGTTTCGACCTGGATACGGTCGATCTTGACAACGGGACTCTGCTGAGTAGCAGTAGCCATGGTGAGGCTCCTTCGGTTGTGGAAGATACTGCGCCGCGAACACTAGCACGGCAACTTCTACAGCGCGAGAACCTTTTAGGTGCGCGGCGCGAGGACATCCGCGCCGCGCGGGTCTTCCACAACCCGCCACGGAGCCTACCTCGCTACACCTCGCCCTCGAAGATCGCTACGGCCGTCCCGCGGCAACGCTCCCCGCCCTCACAGTCGAAGAACGCGCCGAGACTCGGGTAGTCCAGCATCGCGTCCTCGATGTCCTCGTACTCGCGGCCATCGACCGCCGAGCACGGGCCGCACGTAGCCACATCGAGGATCTCGGAGGCGATCACCCGCTCGGTTGGCGCTGACGCGATCGCTCCGAACCGGCCGCCACCGTTCGCCCGCGACGTCGCTCCCGCCGCAGCCTGTTCGGCCGCGGCGGGCGACAGCGACGACAGGAAGTCTTCGATCGCGCCCGCCTCGACGGTTGCCATGCGCGGCGCCGGGCGAAGCTTGCGCAGCAGGCCGCGGCCACCCGATGCCTGCACGGCCGCGGCCGGCGCCAGTGTCCGTGCGGCGGCCGCGCAAGCCTCCGTGATCTGCACCGCCATCCGCCGCTGAAGTTCGTTCGCTTCGACCGCGGCACGCGCCGCGTAGTCGACGTCGGGCGTGATCGTCACGCCTTGCCGCGCGGCCTCCCCGACGACCTGCGCGACACCCTGCGCCGCGGTAGCCGTCAGCATCGTGACGAGCGGCGCCGTGTCCATCGCGTTAGCGTGCGCGGCCAGTAACGGCCCGAGCGCACCGCCCAACGTGAGCGGGTCCACGGTTGGCATTGCTGCGACGATCGCGACCGCGGTTGCCGCGAGCTCGTCACGGTCGCGGAGCAGTACAGCGGCGAGATCATCGACGGCTGCGACATGCTCACGCTCGAGCTGCCCGAAGTCGGTTGCCGCCGCAAGCTCGACGGGGGTCGGGTCGCGGCGTAGCTCACGGCCGGCGACTGCGGCGAACGCTGTGCGGGCCGCACGCTGCCGGCGAGCGAGCGTCGTCTGCGCCGGGCCGCGGCGGCGCGCGGCGATCGGCGCGGCGGGAGGAGGCTGGGCGGTGTCGTCCACGACCTCGGCGTCCACCACGTCATCCTCCGGCGCCTCGTCGGGCCGCCGCTTCCACACAAGCCGCGGCGCTGGCGCATCCTCACCACGGTTCCGGTCGACCCAAGGCTCGACGAGCTGCATCGTCATCGTGTCGCAGTACCAGTCCACGATCGTGTCGTGAAACATCGCGAGAAGATCATCGAACGTTGTGCCGAGCGCGCGGCTACCCGTCTCCGTCTGCCCGAGCTGTAGCAGCATCGTGAGCGTCGCGCGGGCAATGATCTCGTCCAGGTACTTCAGCATCCCAACGATGTCCGGCGTCGACCCGGTGACGCCCATCAGCATCACGGACTTCGCGATGTCCTCGTCGGTCTCCAGCACGAGGCAGGTGTCTTCGCCAGCCGCGTACCCGGCCAGCAGGCTCTCCAGCTTCTGCTTGACCGCGAGCGGCGAGCCTGGCGCGACCTTGCCGACAGGGACGCCCATGCCGTTCTTCTCCGCGCTGAAGCCCATGACGCGAATCAGCCGGTCGCTCATCGACCACGCGCCCGTCAACGGCCTGAGCATCGACTTGCCGCGCGGATCGCCCGGGCGGCCCTGCCATGTGAACGTGACGAGATGATCGGTCGGGATCTTGACCGGCGGGTTGCAACCCCACTGCACGACCCGAATCAGGTTGCCGTGGTTGTCGATCTCCCATGAGTTCGCGTCATCGATCGTCCACTGCGGCACCGGCGCAAGATCGGTCAGGCGCCAGTAGCCGGCGTCGTCCAGGCGGCCCGCCTGTTCGAACACGGCGTGCCCGTAGTCGAGTGCGTCAATCGCCCGGTCGAAGTGCCGGCGAGCGCTGAACCGCTTCGCTCGGCGGCCGGTGCGCTTCTCGTCGCTGCCCTCGATCGGTACGTCCAGATCGGCCGCGATCAGGTCCGTCGCGACGACATCGCAGTCCTGCGGGTCAAGCTCGATGATGTACCGGTGCGTCGGCAAACGGATCGCTTGGCGGCACGCGGCGACCTGCCAATGGTTGAGCATGTCCTCGACGGTCTCGGTGCGCTGCTTGCCGCGCCAGCGCTCCGACACTTCGCGTTCGGTCGGAAGGAAGTGGCTCCAGCCCGGCACCCCTGTTGATGGGGTGGAGAGCTCGGGGACGATGCTGCTGCGCGCGTCACCCGGTCCGGATGCGGCTTGCACTCGGGCGGCCGCGGCGGCAAGGTTGATCTGCCGCGTACTCACGATGATGGCGGCGCGTCGGGCACGGCGGCGAGGTCGCCCAGGTCCGGCGTGGTCGAGGCCATCGCGCAAAGCCACTGCTCCTCGAACTCAGCGAACGTCCCGATGTCGCGGCCGGCCTCGACCAGGATCTCGTGCAGCCGCACCATCGCGCTGCTCGCGTGATCCCACTGGACCATCGGGACCTGCTCTACGCGGCCGTCACAGTCCCGCTCGCCCTCATGCTCGAAGGCGAAGCAGACGTCGCGACAGCCGTGCAGGCCGTGGACGGGGCAGCGCGCGATGTTGACGACGGTCACGCGGCCACCAGCCGATCACGGTCGACCCACTTCTCGCGGTCCTTGTGCTCGTAGCACAAGAGGACCATGCGACCGTCGAACCTGATGATGCGCGCGGGCCGCGACATCTCGTGCGGCGCGCCGAAGGCGGCGAACCTAACTCGCTGACCGACGCCGAACTCGGCTGCGCGTGCAAGGTCCGTTGGGCGGGAGGCCATGCTTGAACGCTAGGCGCGGCGATGCGCGGCGGGTCAATCAGGGGCTGGCCGCAGCCGCATTCGCACAGGCCCACGGGTATCGTTTCGTCGCGCATCGGGTACCTCCCGGTGTCAGCCCCCGGCCGTTGCCACGGTGCGGGGGCGCTTTACGAGCGACGAATTCTACCCGTTCAGAAGCAGTATTCAGATGCAGCTCGGAGCGAACTTCATGTCGAGAATCCCGCTCATCACGCTCTTTGGCCGCGGCAACCCTTCCGGCTCAGGTTCTGGCCGCGGCATCGGGTTCGCCCAGGTAAGCGCTTGGGAGTGCGCGTCCACCTGATCGTCATTCGCGCCCTTGTCAAAGACGGTGTGCTCATGGATCCATTCCTCGACCGTCGTCGGAACCAGCGCATGCCACTGCCCCGCCGCGTCCTCATAACCCGCCGGGCACGGGATCGACGGCGCCGCGGGCAAGACCACGTTGCCGGACTCCGACAGCGGCGAGATCGCTGACGCCCGAGCTTTCTTGTCGCCCTTCGGAGGGACAGGGATCAGCCCGCCGATCTCGCTTTTCATGGTGCTGATGACCGCCGGCCCGTTCGCTTTGTCCTCCACGAGCTTTGCGACAGCGCGCGGCTCAAACGCTGTCAGCGCCCGCAGGATGTGCAGCGTGTCCGCGAAGCTGAACCGGCCACGCACCTGCGCCATGAGGTAGCAGTCGGCGCCATGGAATCCCCAGACCTGTCCGACGACGTACGACGCGCCGGCGGACTTCGAGGCGAGCACCCCGAAGTGCATGTCCCATGACTGCACGACGCGATCGAACCCGAGCTCGAGGTAGCGGTCGAAGCCGGGTTCCCATCGCCGCGTGTACCAGTCGCGTTTGAACATGCCGCCGCCGGCCGGCGCGGGCTGCTGCTGGTACTGGCCGGCGTAGACGAACGCGTTGCCGCGATGCTCCGCGAGCGTCGCCTCACTCAGCCGGACCGGCTCAAGCAGCTCGCCGGCCTCCGTGCGCGGATCGCCGTCGATGACGCGGCCAGACGGCAGCATCACCTTCGCCGGGTACGTGAACTGGTGGCTCGGGATGTACTCCGCCGGCAAGCACAGATGGTGCCAGCCCGCTTCCTGCGCTAGGAGGTAGCCGGTCAGGTCGTTCTCATGCAAGCGCTGATGGACGATGACCGCCGTTGCCTTGTCGTCGATGAACCGGCTTTTCATCGTGCCGTCCCACCATCGGTTCACGCGCTCACGATCAGCGTCGCTGTATGCCTGCTCGGGGTTGAGGGGGTCGTCGACGACGATGCGGTCCGCGTGATCGCCCGTCGCTTGGCCGCGCACGGCCGTCGCGAGCCGCATACCGCCGGCTGTCGTGTCGTAGCGGCCTTTCGCGTTCTGGTCAAGCGCGAGATGCCACCCCTGCCCGAGCAAGGCGAGGACGCCCTGGTAGCCGCGGCGCTGAAACAGGCGTCCCTCGGGCCGCCCACCGCGGCTAGCGATCAGGTCACGCATCTTGCGACTGTCGCGCAGCGCGAACTTCTCGCTGTAGGACGCGAACATCCAGCGCAGGTGCGGGCTGTTGATCCACTCCCATGCGGGCCAGCAGATCGCGGCCGTCACGCTCTTTGTGCTGTTCGGAGGCTGGTTGATCAGCAGCCGCGGGATCTCGCCTGCGCTGACGGCCATGAGGTGCTCGCAGACGAGGTCGATGTGCCATGCCTCGACGAACGGCCGCGCCGGCTCAAGCAGCGGCCATGCCTCCCGGATGAACACCCTGAGATCAGCCGCGCACCGTAGGGCTAGGTCGCGGTCGTCGCCGTCGTCGTCCGGTGGATCCCACCAGTCAGCTGCGATTGTTGCCGCAGCTGTCCATGCGGACGGGGCGAGAGTCACTAGCCGCGCGCCTGTCCTTCGCTGATCTCCTCGCCGTCAAGCGTCGCGGGCCGCGGCTCCTCGCCCTCGCGGACGAAGCGGCGTTGCGGCCGGTACACGCGGCCCAGATCCGTCGTTAGGTCCGTCGTGCCGCCATCACGCAATCGACTTCCGCGCAGGACGACGGCCGCGCGGCCGTCGATCGTGACCGTCGCTCGCTCGTCGACGTACGGGTCGCCGATGATCTCAACGGTGCGCCCGGCCGCTGTCCGGCCGACGAGCCATTGGACCGGAGCGGGCCTCGGCGCCCAGTCCTCGACCTTGACGACGCCGCGGTGCAGACTGCCGGTGCTCACGTACTCGGTCATCGCGGCTCCGTTCCGCTGCCGCCGCATACCTCGCACGTCCCGGCACCATCGCAGCGGGTGCAGATCGGATCGTTCGCGCACGCGAAGTCTCTCGGCGGCCTCGCGGTCATCCTGCGCGGCTACCCATTCGACAGCAAGCCGCCACGGACAATCAGGCTCGTGAGGGTCGGCCTGGACGCCTACGGAGCCACAGAGCCCGCAGCCGTACCACGCGTCTTCGCAGATCGGGTCTGCCGCGGCCAGTGCCCGAACGATCTGCTCAGCAGTCATTGGATCGCCTCATATCCGCCAGCCGCCGTCTTCCGAAAATGGCCGTGTGGCGTGAACTGCGGCGCCACGCGGCAACCCGGCCGGGCGCATGGGATCGGCAGGACGCCGTATCCGAGCGGCCCAGCGTCGCCCTCTACCTGCGTCCCGATGACCCGGTCACCGCGATAGGCGTCGACCTCCACCAACGCGCAGCGGCACCGCCGAGCGCGCATGTCGGCATCCTCCGCGGCCAGCCGCACAACCATCCGCGACAACTCCAGCGTCGCCTCCATGCTCGCGGCCTGAGCCCACCCGTACAGGATCGTGGCCACGTACGCCCGGAACTCCCGCCACGCGGTCATCCGCGCCTCTCGATGCCTGCCGCGGCGAGCCCCGCCACATACGCGGCCATGACAGCGACCGGGCCGAACGGCAACCAGCCGTCACCCGCAAGCCCAGCCGCGCTCATGGCCGTCAGGATGCACCCGGCGATCAGCCAAGCTCTAACGACGTTGCTCATCGCTTGCCGCCCTTCGGCCGCGGCTCAGCCACGAAGCGGTACCGCCACGGCCTCCCCGGCGCCACGCACGGCGCAACGATCGGCCCAGGCGCGATCAACTCCACGACACGCACGATCCGCGTCGCCGACCACGGCTGGCCGAGCGCCAGCAGATCACCTACGGCGAGATTGCCGCCGAACTGCGGGTAGGCGAGATGGACGGTGCTGGCCGCGCGGTCAACCCAACCGTCGTCGGGATGGGCCGCCTTGACGCCGGCCGCGCGCAGGTCCGCGATCCAGGCCGCCTTGCGCTCCGCAAGCACGCCTCGATGCTGACGAATGAACGCGGCCATCGCGGGCGGACAGGACGAGCTGATCTGCACCGTGTAGCCGTCGAAGTGGACGGACTCGCTCATCGCTTTCCCTTCGGGATCGGCGGCGTGTATCGCTTTGGCGCAACATCTGCGCGGTGCGTTCGAGTCGATGCCGGGGCAGGCGGGAGCGACCCGGCCGCGGCTGATGGTTCGAGTACGCCTGGTTCCACCACCGTGGCCCCCGACACCGACTCCAACGCCTGCTCGCATGCTGACCGAACCCACGCCTCGCGTGAGGTGGTCGACGGCCGCGAAGCGTCGATGCGGGCCCTGAGATCGTCGGGGATGCGGACCGTTACCACAGCGCACGCGAGATCAAACTGCCCACGACACCGATCGTCCAGCCAAGCCAGAAACTCTTGCGGTGGAACCACTCGGAGATATTCATGCATGCAGTGTAGACACACCGTGCATGCATTGCAAGCACTACCTACGCCGCGTCGCGGCCCGGCGCCAACTGCAACGCCGCGCGCCCCGCCCGCCGAACAACCTCATCCGCCGGATCCAACCCCATCGCCTCCACGAACCGCCGCAGCACCCCCAACATCTCCCCGGCAATCTCCTGCTGCATGTCCAAGGTCCGCTGAGCCACCCCGGCATGCAGAGCTTTCGCCGTGACCTCAGCAAGGTGCTTGCGCTCGGCCATCCACAAGCCCACGAGAACGTGCGGCTTAGCCTCACCCGTCAACTCGCCCGACGCGTGCCGCGTATTCCGGTACAGCCGCCACACGCCCTGCTCATCCTTCGGCAGTAGAGCGATCTCGCCCTCGTAAAACACGATCGCGCGATGCGTCCGCGTGACCTCCCCGAGCAGCGCCTCGGCCGGGTCGATGTCGCCGCCATCCAGGCCGAACAGGGCGCATGCTTGCCGCGCCTGCTCACGATCTGCCGCAGTCTTCGCCGCCTTCGTCGCGCCCCCGTGCCGTTTGCAGGCCCCGGATCGCGGATGCGACGTGCCCCAGCCTGCACGCTGTGAACACGGCTCCAGACACCCTGGACACCCCGTCTTAGGGCACTCGGGCTCGTGCCGCGTCGCGTCGCAATACCAGCCCGCCGGCTTGGACGGATCGCGTGCCACCGCTAGTGCGGGACCGTCGCCGCCGCGTCTAGTGCTGCGGCCCGCGCAAGCATGACGTGCCCCTCGCCCATCTTGGGGTTCCACAGCAGGTCGCCGACCTCGGCTTTCCATGCCGTATCGTCGCAGCCCTCGCCGCGCAGCTCCCATGTGACGTCGCTGCACTTCACGGTCCGACCAGCGTTTCCATGACCGCGTGGCGGCGCGGCACAAGGTTAGGGGCCGCCTCTTCTTTCATCACGTAGCCATCGCCTACCTCGGCTGCGATGACGCCGAACGCTTCGACCGCCGCTTTCAACCTGTCGAGCTGCGCACCCGTCATCTCCATCAGGTCCGCGGCATCCCAGTTGACGCGGAACTCGTAGTAGCCGGGCTCCAACTGGATGGGAGGGTTGACCATCATGGCCGGCCGTCCAGCGACGCGAAACAGCGCACCTTCGCCAGCGCCTCCGACTTCGAGAGCCCCGCTGAGAGAAGCATCTGGTAGCCGCCGCGTATCAGCCGCGCGTTCTCGCGCTGAGCGTCGCGACTGCGGTCCGCTTCGTCGGCCAGTTCGTCAGCGAACCTTGAGGCCAGGCCGTGCATGTCTGCTTCGAGTGCTGCCGCGTGCGTGTTCTGCCGCAGCGCCATGAACCGGCCGTGATAGGTGACCGCGACGCACACCTGGTCGCCGGGGCAGTGCAGCGGGATCGCGCGATGTGTGCCGCGCCAGACGCGCCAGGCGTCCTTTGTCTTGCCGAACTTCATGGCCGCGGCCCCCAGTGATGCCCGATCGCGAAACAGCCCCGATCCGTCAGCCGCGCCAACCCATCCTTGACCGTCGCGAGTTTCACGAGCCGCGAGGCCGCGCAGATCATCCGACGACGCGCGGCCCACGATCTTGAGCGCACGGATGCTGACGCCGCGCGGCCACATGAGTTCCAGCAGGCGGCGTTCCTGCTCCTCAAGCGTCGGATCTAACATCTCAGCCGCGCGCCGGGTTGAACTCTTCGATCGCCGCGCGGAACGTCCTGAACGCCCGCAGATAGCGCACCTGATTCGACAGCGACTCCGAGCCGCGCATGAACGCTGTGGGATCAAGGATCGGGCCGAGCGACTCGTCGATCGTCGCGAGGTCGACCTGGGCGGCTGCGCTGCCGATCGCCACTGCCACATCACGGGTCGCTGCGAATGTGCTCACGCGGCCCTCAAATACTTGCCGCGCTTCAGCCGCGCCTTATGCGCCCGCCAAGACGCCTTCGCCGCCGGCAGCCACTCCGACAGGAACACGAACGCCTCGTCCATCGCCGCGACATCCCCGGGCTCGACGGGCCACAGCAACTTGTCGAGCGCCGGCAACGTTTGCAAGCTGCTGGCCGCATTCTCGATCCGGGAGTAGCGGATGTCACTGCCGGGATGAGGCGCCGCCGTTAGCACTAGCCCAGCCTCTTGCGCGACGGCCGGTAGCCGCGCCGTCAACTGCGCGCGAACCTTCGCGGCAACCTGCGGCCCTGTCGGCTTCTCGCCGTGCTGCTCCACAGCCGCGCACCATGCCTCACGCATCGCCGCAGGATCATCGCGCAGCGGCGTAAGAGCGCGCGCGACCCGCTCCGACGACGGCTCGGGCATCCCGTCGACCGTTACCGCGGTAACGGTCTCGACGGCTCCGACGATCTGTCTGGCCCGCGAGTCGTTGAAGTCCCAGACTTCGCGGCAATAGTCCTCGAACGTGTCGTGCGTGTCGCGGTACAGGCGGGCATCGCGGATCTCGGCGAGCGCCCGGCCGATCTGGATGAACGTCTTTGCCGCGCGCTCGATGACGGCCTCAAGGGATCTCAGCCGGTCACGCTCGGCAGGGTTCAGCCACTCCTGCTCGCGCGGCACAGCCGCGGTCTTCGTCGTCTTGCTCACGCCGCGATCTCCCTCGGTCGATCCTGAATGCCCATGAACTCCCGTGCCGCGAGCGCCGCTGCGTCCGCGCGATCGTCGCCCTCCGGCAGTTCGACAAGCACGATCGACGCGAGCAGCGCACGGCCGAGTTGCGCGGGCGCGAGCGTCACGCCGGCCGACGTAGCGATCTCGTCCATGCGGGCCGCAGCGGCCGCGAACGGTGTCGGCAGATTGAGGAACGCGGCGCAGCACTCCTCCCGCGTTTCGTCCTGCACCTGCCGCATCGACCTGCGCAGCCGTGTTGCGTGCGCCCAGCCATGCTCGAGGACGATGACTTCCCAGCAGTCCTCCCATGCGCGGCGGAAGTCGTCCATCGTGAGAGCGCGGCCAGCGGTGAGCAGTTCGACTTTGCGAGCGGACAGCAGTTCGACCATGCGGGCCGGCGGCGACGGGCGTTTACTCGGTGCCGGCATCCGGTCCGATGTGCCTGTTGGCCGCCGCGTGTGCTTGCACGGTGCGAAAGGTAGCAGCGCCAGCGGGCGACATCGTCCCAAACCATCCTGGGACGTGTCGCCGCACTGCCAGCGCTCGACCGCATCCAGCACCGCTCCGAGGTTGACGCTGCGGTCAGTGCTGGAGACGGAGTCGTGGGCGGCGACTACGGCCACTGCTTGGTCTCTCTGATTTTGTGCGCTGACAGTGCCGCGTCGATTTCAACGATCATTACGTCGCCCAGTGGGGCGAAGGCGAGCAGCCGGTTGCGGAAGTGCACGAGCACGGCGTGTAGCTGGTCTCGCTGTCGGCGGGCCTCGTCACGTTCGCGACATGCGAGCTGGTGCGGATCCTCGTAGGGTGGCGCCACGTCGAAGCCGCTTGCCGCGCAGCCCGCCGGATGGTTGATCGCGTACGGCAGGCTGAGTCCGACCGTTGCGTGACCGCAATCCTGACACCGCGCAAACTCGTCGTGCCACGTCGCGCGGTAGTCACTCGCCATCTTGTCCTCCTCGCACCTTCCGGGCCACGCGCCGGGCGAGCCCTTCGTAGCCCGCTCTGCGCACGAGGGATGCCGCCATCAGGACCGCGTCGTCCTCCGTCAACTCCACCACACGCCAAGTGCCGTCCGGTTCGAGCATCTGGACTTCGACTCCGCTCGCGGTACCGCCAGTCGATACGCGTCCGCCCCCTCGCCAATCGTGAAAGACCGGCGGATATGGGATCCCGAGATCGTCAACGCTACGAGCCATCTTGTCCTCCTGCGTAGCCGGTCCTCTTGGCTATCTCGTTCGCTGCCTCGTAAAGCGCGGTCAACCGCGCTCCCAGCGGCTCAGTCGCGCCGCGCAAGCACGTCACATGGCCGATGGCTTCGAGCAGGGTGTCCCGGTCGACGCCGGCATCGGCCGCCACACCCGCCAGCGCCGCGCCAGAATCCAGTGCTTCCGCGAGGCGCACTCGCAGATCATCGACACAGGCCCTTGCGCTCACAAGCTCGTCCCCGATTGCGTCACGCTCGGCTACCAGTTCATCGACGCCTTCGCGGCCGTCGAGTGCCCCGACCGCCATCTCACCGATCTGCTGCGGTGAGGGATACTGACCGCCCATCAGCGTCGCCTGGACGAGCTCGTGCTCGACCGCCCTGCGAACGAGTTCGACAGCCGCGGCACGATCGCCCGCGGGCTCGCCGTGGTCGTGCGGGTTCTTCGTCGCCATTCAGGCTTCGCTCGATCGTGTCGTATCCGTCGTGTCTTGGATCCTGCCATGCCAACGCATCTGCGCCGCCTCAGCCTGCGACCGCAACGGCAAGCCGCGCGCCGCGAACGCACGCCGCAACGCATCACGCAGGTTCGTGGCCGTGCGATACCCGCTATAGCCGGGCTCCACAAAAACATCGAGAGCCACGTCGAGCAACGCCCTGTCACCGCCGATATAGGCGCCGTGAGCCGAGTAGACACCGGCCTCCGTCAGGCCGCGCACCGCTGGCGGCAGCGACGAACGCGGCGACACCCGCGGGCGCGCTACGGTCGCGATCGTCGCGTCGCACCACACGCACCATCCGCGGCCATCGAAGACCGCGAAGTCCTCGCACGAACGGCACCATGCGGTGATCGATGAGCCCGTGAACCCGTCGCGGCCGACACGCACAACGGAGGTCATGCGGCCAGTCCCGCGGCCAGTGACAGGCAGCACGCCGCCAACCAGAACAGCTCGTCGCGATCCTCGACCATCCCGGCCAGGATCAAAACGGCCGCGACGATGAGCAGTGCCGCGCTCATGGCTGCTGCCCGTCGAGCGCCGCGAGCGCGGCGCGCATCTCCGCCGCGCGCTGACCGTTCTTGACGCCCGCGCATGTGCCGGGCGCTTCGCCGCCGGCCGCCACGATAAACGCAGCCCACGAACCGAACACATGGCTGCCGGCACTCGACTCCGGCCAAGGCCCTGTCAGCGCACGGAACTCTAGTACCGCCGCGCCGAACGCCTCACCCGGATGACCGCCGCACGTTGAATGCCAATGCGTCGCGGTCGGCCACGCGCCCGTCAACGCATGCCAGCGACGAGCCTCCGCAATTAGCCGCTCACGCGTCCAGACAGCTTGCTCGTGCTGCCACTCCGCTCGGCACTTCGCGCAGCGCTCGGGCGCCTTCGCGCGGCCGTTGCTTCCGTCCGTCGGCTTGCCACAGTCAACGCACCGACCGCTGTACTGCCGCTGCCGACACGCGCGAGAGCACCACTTCCGCTGCCTAGCGACAACCCCGGTCAGCGGGTTGATCTTGTCTGGCGGCAGTTCGGCCGGGCATCCGGCGCACGTAGCCATCTACGCCTCGCCTTCGAGCATCGCGAGAAGCTCCTGGTGCATGTGCAAGGCCGCGCGAGCGTACGCCCGGAACTCTCGGCGGCGCGGGCGTCCTATGGAGCCGCCCGCCGCGAGCCGCATCGACTGCGCGTACGTCAGCAGTGCCGCGGCCATCCGCTCCGCCTGCTCGGGCGTGTACACCTGGCCGCCGGGCGGCGGCTGACCGTAGTCGGGGTTCGGGATCATGGCCGCGCACCCGACACGGCGGCCCTTTACGACGATGTGGACGTCGTCAACCATCCCCGCCTCCCTCGTTTTGGGCGGCCCATCGGCGGGCCGCGGCATGCGTCAATTCCCACCAGTAGGCGCGGCCCTCCTGATCTCCCTCGAACTCGCGACGCACACCCGACCCGTTCAGATCATCCTCGATCGCCGCGGTGATGTCCGCTTGATCCGCGCGCGCCTCACGCCAAGACGGACGGTCACGCTCGGCGCCCAACGCCTGCTCGCGCGCGGTACTGGCCTCGTCGCCTGAGCAGTGAACGAGGGTCATGGCCGCGCCTCATCCGCGCGGCCGTTGAACTCCGCCAGGTGCTCAAGTGCGTTTGCGTTATCGCGGTCGATCTGCGCCACCTGCGCGGCGTCGTTCATCCGGCGCAACTCGTCAATCATCGCCCGCTTCTCCGCTTCGAGCTTGTCCAAGTCAATCTCGAAGTACGCCGCGAGGACCGCTTGGATTGACCTACCGACCGGGGCCAACCGCGGCTCAGTTTCGTACGTTAGGCCAGGCCGCCCACACAGCGACGGCTCGATGAACGTCCGCATCTCGCAGAGCATGTAGCCGCTGAAGTCGAGGAACTCTCCGATCGCCTGCGCCGCGTCCTTGACCGCGGCTTGCTTCTCGTGCTCGGGGTAGCTCATGGCCGTAGTCCCGCGGCCGACAGCAGGTCACGGACCGCGTCCTGCTCAAGCGCGTCAGCTATCTCCTGCTCGTAGGCGTAGCGCAGCGGCACGTCATCCGGGCCGCCGCCTGCAGGGATGGCAGCGGGATCAGTCGGGATGTACCACCACGGGCCGCGCAGATCGCCTTGCGGCACCGCGCTCAGGCAGACGCATGCCTCGATCTCGGAGTCCCCGTGGCAACTGTCGCTGACGGTCGTGCAAGCCGGGATCGCGCCGCGGCCATCGCAGACAGAGCACGCGGGCGTGTGCATCGATGTGCCGTCCCAACCCGACCCGTCGCCCTGCGGCTGACCATGACCATGGCAGTGCGGGCAGACGCGCCAGTCGAGAACTTCCGTCCATCCGCATGCGAGTAGAGCGTCCGTGCCGCGCAACGGCAGCACCTTCACCGCGCCATGCTCCACGGACAGGGCTTCGATGATCTTGTCCTGCTCGGAAGTGGTCAGACTCACTTGACCCACCGCAAATAGGGCGCGTCGTCCCGCTCGCGATTTCCGCGCACGAAGACTGCGCCCGGGTCGCTCATGGCCGCTGCGATGTCCGCGGCGTTGCCGCTCACGCTCATGTGGTTCTTCGCGTGGTAGCGAGTTACGCCTCCGAAGCGGCACGCATCCGCTACCGACGTGGCTGCAACGACGGCGCGCACCTGATCGCACCGCTTGCCGCTGCGCTGCTCGATCTCGGCGCGCACCGGTCCATAGATCGCGTCCGTCCATCCGTACACCTTGAGCTTGCTCATCGCCGTGCACCTGCCTTCAGCGGCTCGCAGCGCTTCAACGCCGCGGCCTGCGCGGGAGTCAACTGGACAGCAGTCATGGCCGCGGCTCCAGGTCGCGCTCAGCCTTCCAAATGACCGGGTACGGCGCCGGGCCGAGCCGCAAGATGCTGACGAGCCGCATCGCGGGATCGTGCGTCGGGCGCGCGGCCATCTTAGTCGCGAACGTCAGCGCCGCCGGCTCGCTCGCGAAGTCCGCAAAGGCGGACCATCCGTACGTCACGCGGAAGCCTGCGGGGCTATCGGTGGCGGGCATCTAGACCGCCGCCGACCTCTGGACGGAGCGCGCTCGCGAGGGATGCGAGAACGCCTTGGACATCGCGTCGGTTCGCGCGTCCTTCGTTGCTGACGCGGCCGAGTCGCTCTCCCTGTTCGCGGGCCATCTCGCCAACCAACTCCACGATGAGATCGTGGTCCTCCGTGCAGGCGTCCTTGCGGTAGACATCGACGGACGGCGCCTGCGGCGAGTCGGCGGGATCGCCCGTGATGATGAAGTAGAACTTTGCCGTGGCGGGCATTGCGGGGTCCTCTCAGTCGATTGCGGCTACGCGGCGAAACCTAGCAGAACGGCGAGGCTAGTTCAACCACGCGCCATGCGGCTCATCCGCCGCAAGCCGCGACCGCAGCCCCGACCAGCCCGCAAGGATCCGGCGCACACCCTCAGCCGCCGCCAAATCCCCGGCAGCCGCGCGACGCATCATTGCCGCGTGCGCGGCAACCTCCATCCGGATCACCACCCGTGCCGGAGTCGCGGTCGACGGCTTCACGCCGCCTCCGGATCGAATGTCGGCAGCGCCGCCCACAACTCCAGCGCATCTATCGCCGCGGTCTCCTGCCGCGCCACCCTCGCCGCCGCCGCGCAGCCACGGCAGAACAGCAGCGGCTCCGGCAGCGACGCGTGCCCCGTTCCCGCCACATCATCCAAGCCGGCACCGAACACCGGGGCTACCTCGCCGCCGCGCGGATCGCCGCCACAAACGCAGCACTCCGCATGCTGCGCGGCAATGGAGTCCGTGACACGACCGGACGCCCAGCACGGCCAGCACTTGCCGTCCTGATAGACGGGCCGCGCAGGCTTGCCGGGGTTGCACTCCGGGCCGTTGATGCAGCCACAGCCGATGATCCTGACGCTCATGCCCATTGTCCCGTCTGGATGTGGCGCATCACGGCGAGCCCGACGAGATGGGCGACGGTGACGTGAACGCCGTCGCCGAGTGCGGACAATCGCTGTCGGTCCAGCCGCGCCCGCATTCGCTGCACCGTGGCTCCCCCATCATCCAGCCGACGAACGAGGGCTTCAGGCGCAGGCCCGTGGATGGCTTCCCATCGTTGGATTGCGGGTCTGTAGTCGCCCCAGTCGACTGCGACCCCCCCGGCTGATGCTGGATGGCCGTCGCCAATGTCACGGCCCGCTTCGCCCCACTTGGGCGCGTCCCGCCCTTCTCTCGACTCACGCGGCCGCCCGTTGCGTCGCTCGCCTCCGGAGTCGGGAGCATCCGCACGAGCGCGTTCAGCGGCGGCGAGTTGCGGTTTTCCTGCGACGCTCCCGCCACGTTCGAGCCATCCTGCCTCGTCGGGGTTGGGAGCAGGTTCAACATCGCTACCTGATCCTCCAGGCGTCCCCGCGCGTCGCCGTTGGCCACGTTCTCCGCATGTCGAATCAGGTGCTGCATCCCATCCGCCGCTCGCGGTGTGCCGAGCAACGGCGAACACCCGGTCACGGAGGTGCGGGGCGCCGACGGCCGCAGCGGGAACACAGTCCCATCGGATGTCACCAAACCCGAGCGCGGCCAAGTCCCCCACCACAGATCCCCAGAGGGAGCCAGGAGGCTCCATTGAGCCCGCAGCCATGCCCAGTATGTTCGCGACGTTTTCGATGAGTACGTAGCGGGGTCGAACTTCGCGAATGACCCTTCGCATCTCGTGCCACAGAACAGTTTCGGCGTGGTCGAAGCCGTTGCGTTTGCCGGCGGTGCTGGCGCCTTTGCAGGGGAAGCCGCCGGCGACGAGGTCGACCCCGCAAGCGCGAAAATCTCGTTGGCGAACTGCGCACCGTGATCCACTGGCCTCGGCGTATGCGTCCGCTCGTGAGCCGTTGGCGTCGGAAGCAGCTTCACGAGCCCGTCCAGCGAGGGGCGCACCGCCGCTCCCGGCGACGGGCTCTGATTGTTCCCGTAAGGCGTAGCCGAAGGCGTCGGCAGCAAACGGACCTCGGACGGTTCGCACGTCGTCATAGACAGGGACGCCTGGGAACCGGGCTCGCAGGAGCTCGCGGCGCTCGGGCACGGACTCGCACAACCAGGCGTGCTCGAACCCGGCGAGACTGAGGCCGCAGTCGAGCAGTCCGGCTCCGCTGAAGAGGGATCCGACCGTGGGCACATCAGCCACGCGACCCAAGGTCTAGCGTGAGTTGCGGTGCGTCTGGCCGCGGGCCGCCCTGCAACCGCTCACGGGCCGCGTCAAGCCTCCCGGCCGCCTCAACCTGCCCAGCGGTCGCCGGGGGCCGCTCGGGGCGCAGGAGAGCCGCGTGACGGTCCTTCAGGGCTTCGGCCGCTGAGGCGATGCCGTTCGCCGCAGCGTGTTTGCCGCGGCGGTGAGCACCAATGCCGAGCACACGATCACCGAACTCGGCGTCGCGGTCCTCTTCGTGCCTCCAAGCAGGAACGGTCACGACAGGACGCCGATGCTCACGTACACTTCGCTGGAACCGTCTTGGCTTCGGCTACGCCCTGACTTGACGGCAGGCGGTCGGCCGCAGCCCCCGGACCCCGGTGTGTGCGCGGCCGGCCGTCGCTCCATCATCGCCTGCCCTGCCGCATGTCGATGACGGCTCGCCACGCGCGATCACGCTTGATGATCGCCGCGGCCAGCCGCACACGCTGCCGCGGCGTCGGGTAGACCACGGCCCGTAGCCTCACTACCTCCGCACTGAGTTCATCGGCGCGGCGCTCCGCTGGCGTCCGGTCGAAGATCATGGCTGCGCTCGAATGGCCCGCGCGATCGATCGTGAGCACATCCAGATCAGGACATAGCCGCCGTCCCAGCCAAGCCGCCAGTCCACACCCTCATCGATGCACGGGAACGGTGGACTCATGCTGCCGGGCCGCCTTCGACATCATGGGTGGCGGCATTCATCTGCACGTAGGCCAGCCGCGCAACCTCTGCTAGCGCCGCCGCTGCCTCGTCGCTCAGCGGCACGCTCCCACTGACACTGAACGTCAGGCCGTAGCCTGCGTCTACATGCGTGCGGACTCGGCGGCCCGTGCCGTCGCACTCCGAGCAACCGCGGCCCTCACAGATCGAGCAGTCAGAAGATGAACCGTGGCGCCTCACGGCCGCGCCTCGCCGTCGCGCGGCTCGTACACCGTCTGCCGGTCACCCTCGGCGGCCACCCGGCACAACGCGAACACGAGCAGCATGACCGCCGCATACGCCACGACGATGAGGGCCGCGACGAAGATCATGGCGCCTCGATCTGCTCAAGACCATCGCCGCACACGGGGCACCAGTCGCCCGGTGCGATCATGCCGCCACCGTTGCACCGCGAACAGAGCTTGAGTCCTTCGGCCGCGCGAACCACGTCAGCTGCGGTCGCCCAGCAGATCGTGCAGCCGTCGCCCTCATCCCACTCCGCGCAGAAGTGCGGACGGTAGCCACCATCGATCGCCGCGCCGAGCGCCTCCGCCGCGCGGGTCATCGCGGCCGTGTCGAGCGTCAAGCTCTCGTCCGTTTCGGTCATGCGCGCCGCCACCATCCGCCGCGGCACACCGCGTACCCGCACGCCTCAAGGCCGCGCAGGATCTCCACGCACTCGCGACGCTCCGCTGCGGTCGCGCGCAGCACCGGCCTCAGCGACCTCGGCATGCTGGCCGCGTCAACCCATCCCGGCGAGTGGGTGATCTCACGATCCCAGCAGCCACGGCACACCTTGCGCTGCGTGCCGCTGCCGCGCGGCACTTCGCGGCCACAGGCATCGCAGTGCCAGTACCGCGCTCCGAACGCAGCGTGTGCGACATCTGCCGCGCGCATCCCACGCTCATCGGCCGCGGGCAGGCAAGAGAGAACGCGGCTATCCAACGCTGTCAGCCGCGGGGCAAGGATGCTCACGACGGCAGCGCTTCCAGCTCGATGCGCCAGACAAGTTCGCTCTCGCTGTAGCGGCCGTTGATCGCTCGCCATGCCTCCATAAACCCCGTCCACGTCGCGAACCCCTCGCGCTGCGCCTCGCCATCCTCACGCACGCCAATCAGGCGGTCCAAGCGCACATCGATGATCCGAGCGCGACCGATCGCGTGCTTGCCGCGGCCGGGGCAGATCGCCACGTCCTGCCCGACGCGGTAGGCGCAGCGATCACGCCACCAGGGCGAGCGCGGGTTGTCGGACACCTTGCGCCGCGTGACGGTCTTGCGCCGCGCCATGACAGCCTCGGCCAGTTCGGGCTTGAAGTTCATCGCCGCACGCTCCCGACAAGAATCGCGTAGCCCGCACACAGCCGCTTCGGCTCGCCGTCTGGTCCCTTGTGGCAGTAGAACGGCACGCCCTCGACGAGCGCCTTGACGGCATCCATGAGGGTTTCCGGGCAGCCGTTGGGATCGGTTCCGGCCCGGAACGCGCAGTCGCCGCAACGATGCTGATGACGCGGAAACCGCTCGCGCAGCCGCGCCTCTTCGACATCTGCCAGCCGCGCAAGCTCGGCGCCGAGCAGGCGGCCCTCGTGGGTCGGAAGGTTGGGGACAGCGTCGGCATCATCGTCGGCGGGGGTGCTGAAGTCCCACGGGACGCGGACAGCGGTCATGGCCGCGCCACCGGGACACGCGGCACCGGGAACTCTGACCACTCGCGGCCATCGATCTCACGGCCCCCGGCCTTCGGCGTCCGGCCACCCCACTGCTTCCAAAAGAATGGCACCCCGGCTGCCGCGCACGCGTCGCGCAAGCTACGCGCCCACTGCTCACGATCGGCGCGCGGTGCGCCCGCCTGGTCGACGAGGAACCGGTGCGGATGCGTGCTCAAGTGCTGCCCCGACTCGCCGCCGCCGATCACCCAGCCGATGCCGTCAAGGTCGACGGCCGCGCCGACATCGCCGAGCAGCGGCTCGCAGGAGAGGAACCGCACATACGCCGGGCATGCCTTCAGGTCATCGAGCCGGCGGCCCGCCCACGTCGCATTCTCGACGGTGCAGCCAAGTTGCACGTTCGGCAGCGGCCAGTTGAAGTCGCCGCACCCCGGCCAGCCCTTCTCGCGGGCGTCGTCGACCATCGCCACGAACTCGATCTCGCGGTCGCAGAGCAGGTTCGCCATCCGCTCCGGCCGCTTGCTGAGCACCTGATAGGTGTGCTGCGGCGTCTGCGCCATCGTCGCGAACACGCTGGCAATGAACCCGTCCGGCACCCGCTCGTGAAAGAGATCGCCCATCGACGTTACGAAGATCCGCCGGCCACGCTTCAGCCGCACCGGCCAGTCGAGCAGGTGCTCGTGGCAGACGACCTCGAACCCGACGCCGCTGGACGGCCGGTCGCTGTCGGTCTGGTACTTCAGGACCGGCGCCGGCTTGCCCTCGGCCGCGAGCTTCGCCGCGCGCGCAAGCTCCATCTTCTGTAGGCGCGGCGCGAACTCACGCGCATAGCAATGCGCGCACGCGGGTGAGACAACGTCGCAGCCGGTGACTACGGTCCATGTTGCGTCCGTCCAGCCGATCGCGCTCTGATCGGCCATCTATGCCGCCGCCCCGGCATCGCCCTCGGCGTCCGAGCGCGCCTTGTCGATCGCCTCGGCGGTCAACACCATGCCGCGAGCGAGATCCCGTCCGGCGGGCGATGCTGCCTGCCCGATGCCCGTCAACTGCGCGAAGACAGCGCGCGACGCATTGAACATCGCCTCGGCCTCAGCGATCGGGTACGCGACGGGAACGAAGATCGGCTTAGGCATCGGTCATCGCCGCCCCGGCATGCTCGGGGCAACGCAACTCGCGAGCGAACACGTCGATGCCCGTGCCCATCCAGCCCGTGCCCGCCGCAAGCCCCTGCGCGCTGAGCGCAAGCCCCCCCGTAACCGTGTTGACGGGCCTCGTCGCAATCTCCAGCCGCGCGTCGCAGCCCGGCTCGTCGCAGGACAACACGAGCGTCAACATGGCCGCGCACCCTCGGCAGCGCGCAAGCGGTTCGCCTCAGCCAAGCACGTCCAGCAGTATGAGCCGCCGATGTCGCTCGTCGGATAGTCCACGAGCGCGACCACGCGACGGTCTGTCCATGCCTGCTCGCAGAGCAGCACGCCATCCTTCGCTGCATGGATCGCGTCATCGGGCAGCACATCCTCGACGAGCCGGTGACCGGGGATCGTGCGCGACCGTGGCGATCGCAGCGTCACCGTCGAAGGCCGCGCGGTCAGATGCACCGGCCCGTACTCCGTCACGAGCTGCACCTTGCACGCGGCCATGTTCACCGCGACGACACGCCTACGCTGCCGCTCGCCTTTCGCGACATCGCCGCTGTGCGTGCTGGCGTACACCTGACCGACCACGATGCTCATGGCCGTCAACATGTGGTTCCGTTGACCGTGAACGTCTGCGACATGCCGCACTGCGGGCACGTATGGCGATACGCGCCGGGCTGCAACACGATCATGCTCGGCGGGTTGTGCGACGACGAAGGGCACGGCCGCGGTAGTTCAGCGATCCTCTCGATGGTGGTCATGGCCGCGCCCGGCCCTTGATCGTCAGGATGTGCGTCCCGTTGGCGAACGACTGGACGTGCGCGACGTGGCAACTGCCGTCCGTCGTACACACGTAGTCGTTCACGATCACGACGCTGTCCTGCTCCCCGCTCGCGAGGTCGCATGCCGTGACCTTCGTGCCGGGATGACTCGCCTCGATGAGGTCCATGCCGCGTCCCTTCGATCGCTTCGCCATGACTGCCCTCCAGGATTGGCTACGTGCCGCCAAACCTAGCAGACCTCGCGGTCAGGTCGCAAGACGAAGCACTACCTGCACCGCGGCCACGCCCGTCGCGGCAAGCCAAAGCATCCACGGCCGCACCGTATCCTCACGCCGCTGCGTCGCCGTCGTCGTCGCGGTCTGCGAAGTCACGTAATTCGCGAGCGGCACAATCTGCGCCTCAAGCTTCGCAACGATGCTCGCAATCTCCTCGCGGCTCGGATACTCCGCCCGCTCATCCCGCAACTGGCCGAGCAGCCCGTTATGCGCCTCCTCGCGATCCGCGGTCGCCTCGCGCGCCAACCGCAACGCCTCGGCATCCGCAAGCTCCTTGATCTTCAATGCCTTCTCGCGCTCGGCCGCGACCTCCGTGTACCGCCGGTCCCGCTCGGCCGCGAGGGCTGCGTCAGCCGCGAGCTGAGCCTCGTACAAGCGTTCGTCGACCGTGCGCCGCCGCACGGTTCACCGCGAGGCTTCCAGCGCGGCCAGCCGTGCTCGCAGGTCCTCGTACCGCATGCCCAACCAGCCGAACAGGATCCACAACGACACGACGAATGCCGCGAGCAGCGCCACCCCGAGCCCGGCCAAGAACGGCACGATCACAGCGGCGAGCGCCACGGCCCAGCCGATCGGCGGATGCCAGCCGCGCCGCTCAATCATCACGCCGACCCAGAACGCGAGCGCGCACGGCAACGCGAGGCCCGGGGTGAACACGGCCAGATGAAAAAAGTCCAGGCCGCCCGCGAGCCCCTCAGGCATCGCCGTCAACTTGTCCGCATGCCTCACGGCGACGATCCCTCCTGCTGCTCACTCGGGCCGCGCTGCTTCACGCTCTGCGGATCGCGAGCGAGCTGCTCACAATCAGGAAACCGGATGAGCGCGCCCGCACGCCGCAACTGGTGATACAGCCGCGCGATCCTCGCGCGGACATCAGGCGGCGACAACCGGATGACCTGGTCTATGACGACGACCGTCAGCCGCCGGTTTAGCCGCGACGCCTTCGACGCACCCGTTCGGCTGGCGCCGGCGCCGGCCTGCTGCGCGAAGTTGACGAGCAGCGTGCATGCCGTCTCGACGCCCTTCGTCGCCTTCTCGGCCGCCTCGTTCGCCTTCAGCGCGAGCGCCCGGTTGCTGGCGCTCAGGGCGCGCTGCTCGCCCTGCCGCTGGGAGTTCTCGCGGTAGAAGTAGTAGGACGACGCGCACCCGAGCACGACGAGCACGACCATCAGCCGCAGCGTCCACTGGCCGCGGCGCAAGATCCGCAGCACAGCGTCATCCGTGCCCTCGCGGTGGTCAGACACGACGCCGCCTGGCCCGCTCGTCATACACCGCGACCGCGAGCACAAGCGCGAACCATCCCGGCGCCAGCGTGTCAGCCGTCGCGCGGTCAGCGAGATACAGGGTGCCGAACGACGCGACCATCCACACCCGCCAAGCGTCGCACAGCAGCACGAGGACCATCCCGAGCGTCACGGGTCGCCCCCCGAGTCGTCGCGCTCGCCACGCCTGCCAAGCGCACGCCGCGCCTCGTACACCGTCCGTTCCGCCCCACCGCCGAGCAGGATCATGGCCCCGGCTATCGCGAGGATCGCGGTCGGCTCGTCCTTCGTGATCCGCCACAGGACGAGGCTCGCGATCAGCACGGCGATCCCTACTACCTGGATCACCCATGCCGGCAGGAACCGATCTGACCGCTTGTCGCGCACTCATCCGTCGCTCTCTACCCGGCAAGACGACGGTTCGCGCATGCCGTGAAGCGTAGACGCTGCGGGTGACAACGCGGCCACAGCGGCCACAGCGCATGGCCGCGCGGCCAGCAACGACAACGACCGCCCCGGAAGGGACGGCCGCGCGCTCAAGGTCTTCTCTCCGAAGATGCCGCGCTGTGATGAGCAGACCTCGTAGCCGTTCACCTTGGGCGATGGCCTCCGCTTCGAGCAGGGGCATCGCGGTTTCGCCCTCCCGATAGGCCGCGAGCATGCAGCCGTTGAGCATCGGGTCGTGCGGTGTCACGACGGGTCCCAGAGTGACCAGAACATAGTGACCGGCGTCAGCGTCGAGCCGCCCGGAGGCGTGCCAGCGCTTCGAGCTCTGCTGTGATGTCTACGGGCCGCGGCCGGCAGTAGTCGCCCGTGCCGCGAAACCTCGCAAGGCCGGAAAGCACTAGGCCCGCCTTTCGACGGGCCTAGCGGCGCTCAGCCCGCTACCCCTCTACCGGGGGCCGACCGAGCAATGCGGCCATCCTAGCGCGATCCTCAACCTGCGACCTCGACGCGCCCGCGAGCCGCATAGCCGACCGCGCCGACGCCTCAGCGGCCTCCCGCGTCAGCGACGCCACGCTCCACAGCCACCGGGGGCCACCCCACTCATGCGCCGCCGGGTGCCGAACCACGAAACCCCGGATGCCGGCCGGATCAACGCCAACCCAACTCCCGAGGTTACATTCCCCCGCGCAGATGTCGCTGAGTTGCCGAACCGCTACCGGTGGGCTCGGTAGCTCGTCGAAGTCGCCCGCCTCAGCACAGAGAAGCAGCCCTAGGAGTTCCGCCTGCTTGTCGGTAAGCCCTGCGCGCTTCCTGGTTGCCTCACGTGACGGCGGCATCAGTTGTCACGCCGCGTCCGTGGCGCGGCCCATGACCGCCTCGGCGAACACCTCCAGGTCCCTCGGATCCCACGCCGGATGACCCGGCTTCCCGCCCTCCGTCACCAACCGCCGCGGCGGCGGAAACCGCTGGCCAAGCACAAGCTCGCCGCGCATCGCAGCATTCCACCACCGATACAGCGTGTTGCGATCCAGCAACGGCCTGCCCATCCACTCGCGCAACAGCTCCGTT